GTGTACCTTGTTAGAAGCTCGATAGTAGCGTTTTTAATTGCCACTCTAGCCAATGGCTGAACAGCGTCCGATTCCAATGCTAGTTTCAGCCCGACAAATAATTCTTTTATGGACAATTCTTTCATAACCCCTAACTTTCTTGCGTGTTGCTCACAGCTAGGCCAAAATATTTAGCCAAAGCAATAACATCTCTCTTATGTAAAGCAAGAGCATCTACCCCCTCTTTCATGTTGATTTCTACCGTATCGGGGCTTCCGGTAGATAAGACCGCATAAATATCTGTATCAAACCATTTGTGAGTTTCTAATGCCATTATAACCCCTCCTTATCCGGTTCATAATCATTTTGGATTAATTGACCACCACAGTAACAGCAAAACTTAAATCCGTTTTCCTTTGGGTTGCCATCATTCAGCACAAAAGCAGATTTGCAATCCGTATTCCAAGTTCCGTCGCTATCTTCTGTCCATACGCATATTTTTTTATTTGTTTTCATCACCCCTCCAAATTATCTGTCCTTTGTATATCACTCAAACATCACAGTCTGGTCTGGATCGTCTTTGTGTTTCTGTTCCTTCATCCACCAATTAAACATCGCTTCTCCGTCAACCCATGATTGTAAAAGCGGGTGAGTGTCTGCCCATTCCTGACTACAGTTTTTCAAATTCCTTGCTGCTGCTGCTGCTGCAAAAGCCGTGCGAAACTTCTCCTCATACGCTGGCCATCGTGCAAATTCCTTTTCACGACCCTCTTTCCCCGCCATTGGGCAACCGATGCAACCTAGACGTTTAAATCCCTCATCATACAACGAGCAGTATTTGAGTTTATTTTTGTGGATGTATTCCCAAACATCTTCATCAGACCAATCTATAATTGGATTGACATAGAATTTGCGGTCATTTTTAAAACACGCCTCAACAATGCGCCGTTTACCTCGTCTTGCGCTTTCTGCCCACCTAACGCCCGTTACTACTTTACGATCTGCGCCACCACGTTCCTTTAGGTACTCACAGCAATAACGAACACGGCGTGTCGGAGGCATCATCTTTTTGACAATCAGTTTCCAAATTGTCGTTTCCGGTCTATGCCTCTCGACTTCTGGGAAATTATCTCTTATGAAATAATACAATTCGGGGGGATCGATTCCTGTGATGTTATAGTGTGCGTCAAATTTTACCCCTGACCGTTTTGCTAGATCGTAAATCACAATCGAGTCCTTCCCGCCTGAGAACGCTAGGTGGTAGCCCTCCTCTGGGCAGAACGTCTGCAATCGCTCAATCGCAATCTCCGCTTTGTCTTTGCCGCTGAATAGGTCTAGGTTACTCATTGTTGCTCCACACGATGTCACCACGGTAAATCACCCTGACATCGCATCCTCTGCTTTTGCTGATAACCTCTGCGTTGAAGATTGCGTTCTCTTCGTGCTTGTGGGTACTCCATCGATGCCATTCGTTGTCTTGCCAAATTTCAAGTCGGTACTTACTCATTTTCCGTTATTGCCTTTAAGTAAAATAAGAGAATTTATGTTTTACTTTCCTTCAGTTTCTTCCACACAGGGCAGTTTGCGGGGGAGCAGGTTCCATCATATTCCGATGCTGAATGACGGAAGCAGATGTAAGTTAAGATATGTTTTACGAAATCTTGATCTTCACCCATAAAGGCGCAATTCTCTTTCAGTTTCTCAAACGTAATCCCCCTTGTTTCAGCCATGGCTAATCCTCTGTATCTTTTGTAAAATCCTTTTTAAAACACTCAAACATCGCGCAAGTCCCATTATCTTGAACAAGATTTTTAAGTATCGCCGTTGCCACTTTATTATTACACGCATCATAGTTATAGTTCATCTGAACCATTGCTATCGGGCATGGCTCCTCGCCATATTTACATTTTTGGCATTGATCATCAAAACACATTCCAGCCGTGCCATTAGGAAAGTATGCCATTTCAGTCCTCCTCTGTATGTTTCAGTTGCATTTCGGGACACTTTTCGTCCCTTTTTGCAGACAATCGCTCATTTTTCGTTTTTCCCCTCATCCTTCTCGATTGTTTTTTTGAATAAGTATCCGCTGGGTTTGTGCATCACGACCACACCCTCCGGTTTCATATAACCTGGAGCCGCAAGACTTCCGTTTGTTACCAGGTAGTCAAGGCAATGCCGGACGGTCATCATGTCAAACTGGCTTACGTTAATGATCGGCACGACGTAACAGCACGCCGGCCGATTGATTGCACTATACCAGCGGTTGACGTTGAACAAAGAAAACCGCCGGTCCCCTTTGGGCAATCCATAGCCGCGATTAATCCCGTGGCCCCACCACTCCCCGTAATGTCGGCCAGGGCCTAGACCCGTAATCAATTTATTACGGTTATCATAGGCCCACGCCGCGAATCCGTAATTGTCATTATCGGGAGTAATCCAGCCGGATCGTTTACCGACCAGAAACTCCCCATCCTCACCGATGAAGATTTGCCCATTTGTCCCGTCAATTTTCTCACTCACGATCATTTCGCGGGACAAACGGGTTATCTTCTTGAATCCAACAAAGTCTGTCATCGTTTCACCCTGCTTTTGGATTGCGCTTTCGGGGACCCCTCTCCCTCTTCTGATACGCCAAACAGGGAGCGTTTACACGCGGGGCAATTAACGTGTTGCAAGCGCGTCTGTGGAAGCGTCTGCTTGACGTAGTGATAGGTCCCGCAATGCAAACATAAGCAATAAGCGGTATAAACTTTTAGGTTGGAGTAATACATCCGACTGCTTGGGTTCCTGTTTACCGTGGCTGTGGCTTCTTGCATTTTTTATGCTCCTTATCAAACCTGATTTTGGTTTTTTTTAGTAAACGCTCTGAATCTGTTTCGACCACATGAACGTTGCCGCATACACATACAAGGGTTTCAATGATCAGGCTCATGCGGCCTCTGCTTCTATTGATACCAGTTCACGGCTACCGGCCTTTTTGCCGGCCTTGTGGGTGATCCTGACCAGGTTCCCGTCTTTCGCGCATTTAGTGGCCAGCGTGGCAAGCTCACCGTTAAACGTCCCGTATGATCCGCCCGTAGCCGTCTTAACGAAATACGCTTTCCACTTCCGGCCGTTGGTGGTGCCTTCCTTGCTTTCCACTTTTTCAATCTTCACAAAGGCCTCGTCGATGCCATCTGGAGCAGGGGCCGGAGCGGGTGCTGGTCTTGCAACGATGTCCGGTCTTGGAGTATAGTCCGGTCCTGTTTGTTCCGCGGGTGCCGGTGTGTGTTCCACTTCGGGCTGATCCTTTGTGGTGGTATTATTCTGCGCCGGCTGGATCGCTTCTGGTACGGTCCCTTCTTCCAGCCACGACTTTAATGCCTTGCCTGTATCTGCTGTCGGCCGGAATATCTTCCCGTCAAAAATTCCCGTCCTGTCTTTTGTGGACATGGCGTTGTGTGAAACGTCCATATCCAAGACTGACGTGAACTCATAGTCCATGCCCTCGCGCTGGATCGGGGCCATGCCAACCTTTTTAGGCTCCGCCTTGCCCTTGTCGTTAGTCTGCAAAGCATATTCGGTTTTGGATCGCATCGTGGCAATAAGGTGAAGATTGCACGAAAGCATTTTTTCAATAAACTTGGTGTGCTTCGGCGTGACGTTGCGCCATGCGGTGTAGCTGTTACCCCTGCCGGAATCAGCGATCTTGCCCTGCTGATCCAGAAGACCGCCTTCACCGGCCCACGCATGGGAAATCGAATCGAGGATAATAACATCGTATCCGGCCTTTTCGGCTTCCTCGATGGCTTTGACGTACTTTTCAGTTTCATACGGCGGGGCCAGGATGCAAACATCGTATTCCGGCATCCCGTCTTTTCCCGCGTACAATTCCGCGGAGTGATTCTCCGTGTCCACAACGGCAATCTTTTTGCCCAGGCCGCTGGCAATCAATAATGCCGAATAGGTCTTGCCGCTTCCGCTGGTCCCACAAATCCCCAGCCTTAATCGCGCTTTTTTTCTCTCTGCTTTCTGAAACATATTACACCTCCTCAATAATCAGTCCGGTTTTTGCGTAAAAAAAGTCCAACAACGCTGAAAAACATTTCCAGCCCTTCTCAATCGCTTCCTTTTCAATCCAGATCAGCCGTGATTCGGCGGTCAGGACGTTGATATAAAGGATGCCGCATTTGCGATTCCGCCGCGGAAAATCGTATGCAGACAACTGCCATGCGTGTTCATCCCACGTCTTCAATTCATCGACCGGCTTCTCAGTCGTTTTTATGTCGATTACATATTCGCTGTTTTGGAGATCGACCTTGCCGCCGTAGCGATCCGCCGCGAACGGCACTTCACAATCCCACGGGCGGACGCCGCAATGCTTCTCGATTTCATTCTTTGCGGATTCATAATAGATGCGGTCAAAATCCTCGACGTACTTGCCCTCGAAGCCCGCCTGTACGACGCCGTGGATATACGTTCCACGCTCCCGCGCCTTGGCCGACTGATCGTTGGCATCTTTAATGATGCGTTCAATATAATCCTGTTCGGATTCTCCAGGCAACCGATCCGTCGTCAGAGCCGACATCAAAACATTCTGCTGTTTCCAGATTTCAAGTCCTGGAGCCGCGGCGCAACGGATCGGCGTCGTCACCCCAGGTAAAAGTTTTTCCTTTCGAGCGTCGCGTAGCGTGACGTTCCTCTCCTTGCCGTTTTTGCCAATGATGGTATAGGCGGGCGTCCCGTCTTTACGATACCAATGGCCACTCTCCTTTGCGTGATCTGCCATAATCTTATCCTTTCTGTGTTAATCTCCAGATGGTGACTGTTCGATTAGTGTGGTTGTCAATCATGCTTCCCGCCGATTCAACCAGGCCAAGCTCCCTCAATTCCTTCACGCGGGGCGTGATCTGATTAATGCCAAGGTTCAATTCTTCCGATATGCCAGCGTTGGAAATGGCGTAGTGCGATCTGATCACGGCAAGCACCTGGGCCTGCCGGCGGCCGATAGTATCCTTCATGCACGCATAGGATTCGTTGCGGTTCCCTCTGGCAATGTAATCGTCAATACTTGTCTGTTCCATGGTCCCTCCTTGCGGGGATCGGCCGGCCGGTCACGATCCGCTGGGGATGTAATACATCCGGCGTCACCCCGCTGGGTTTAATTGGCGGCTAGATTCGGGTTTACCGCGGCCGCTTTTTTAACTTTCAGTTTGAATATCTTCCCGCTTTTCAGTTCTTTGCAAACGTAGCCATACGATGTTTGCGTGATGACACAATCAGCCGCCGCCCTTCTATCAAGCTCGGCCATGACGTATTCAATGTCTTCCGCGCTCATATCCATTGTGGCGGCCGCTTGCGCCTTGTTTTGCGCTTCGGTTTGTGTGCAGCCAGGAATGGTGATAAAACCAATGACCAAAATAAAAACGGCGTAAATCGCGATTTCCTTCCAGGTAAACATGGCTAAACTCCTTTCGCTTTCATTATTGCCTTGATAAGAATGGTCCTTGCGTCTTTGACAGAACTGACGTTTTCCGTCATCCAGCGGGTAGTGGTAAGGAAGTATTCCGCGGCTTCGAGAAGCTCCGGCGCCGCCGCTATCAGCTTCGCGTTGGCTTCCCAATTCGGGCAAGCATCCATGACCGCAATGTTTTGATGGTTCGTCCATCCGGTCGCCAGTGAATAGGTTCCACTGAAAATGATTTCCCCGTTATAGCCCCACGGGCCTGGTGTATAATTGTCCGTCATGGTTGGCCTTCCTTTCTAGGCGATATTGATCCCGGGTTTGATGACTTTTCCATCGGTTTCCGGCGCGCAGGAGATAATCGCGCCGCAGGAATCGCATTTTAAAAGATCCTCGTCCCATTGCCCCGCGACCGGTTCAACGTCTTTGCCGTCCGGATCACAAGGGAAGAAGCCATTGCGATCCGCCGTATTTCCGCAGTTACATTTCCATTCGCCGTCGGTGCCCTTGATGTTTCCTTTAGCCATTGTTTTTCTCCTTCATCGCTTCTTGGTAGGCTTTCCAGCCCGCCCCAGTGACATAGACCGTGGCTTCCCGTCCGGTGCCCCTAGAGACGGCGAAGCCCTTTTTGTTCAAGGAAGCCACGACGCCGGGGATCCCGCGAAGGTCAACTTTTTCGCCGTTTTTAGCGCCATTGGCTTCCAGGGTATCCGACCAACACCCGGAATCGGCAAACGCCTCTTTGTATGACCTGGTGTATTCCGGCAGGAAGTAATTATTGTCGCTGTGTTCGTTACTTACGATGGCCTCAATCATCCAAAGTTCTTTTTCCGTAAGATTGCCCATGTTTTGCCCTCCCTTTTTAATTGGGGCGCCGCTCCGCCCCGTACCATACCAAGGGATCCTCTTTTTTTTGGTTAATCTTCCCGGGAATCGGCCGGCCTCTTTTGTTTGTTTACGTTACGGGTGCAGCATAAACAATACGTGTATGTTTGTCAAGGAATATTTGCAATGTGTGAATGTTTTTTTGGGCAAGAAAAAACCCGCTGTAAAAGCGGGCTTTTCCGGTTAGAGTGGTTTTAATTCCAAAACGGTGAGTTGTTTTTTGTTGACCAGGTAAGCCCCGTGAACGATGACCTCCACGGGCCTTATTGTATCCTGGTGTGCAAAAGGTATCACGTACCGGTGTGGAAGGCGGCGCTCACCCAGGCACCGGCGACGGTTGTTCTTCCGCATTTCATCACGAACCCGCCTATCTCGGACAAAACCCAACAGACACCTGCCAAGAACCAGGTCGCGGGACCGTCCAATTAATGCGCTGGCGGTCGAGGATATGTCGATAACCTTAATTATGTTGTTAATGATCACAAAGCCATTAACTATCTTTTTCTTGCTGCCGACATAGAGCGCATCACCTATATGGCTACACCATAATGAATCACAGTCCTTTAGTGGTATAATCCTAAAGACTCCGTTTATTTTGAAACTTTAGCCAGTCTGCTTACTTCGGGTACATGAACCGCTTCCAACGCCTGCAGCCGCTCTTTTATTTCCCGGCTGTCCTTATCCATCCGTTCAATAATTTCCTTCATCATATCCCCTTCCTTAATATTTTTTACTGCCAAATCAAATGCCCTCAAATTTTCCGCAAGGGCTCTTTTTATATCCGGGTTTGATTCGTATATCCTTTTAACCGCGTAAGCCGCTTCGCGTATTTCAGCGTCCCACCCCATCATGGAATCTTCCGCACGTGATTGGCCCAGGACGATCCAATCAAGGGATACGTTGTTCTTTACCGAAAACACAAGAAGCTCTTCCCAGGGAATTGTATTCCGGGTGCGCCAGTTTGAAATATTTGCCGGTGACGCGCCTAACTCCCGTCCAAGACGTGCATCGGATTTATAATTAAAATGAGCCTTTAGGCGGTCAAGAATTTCATTTGTTTGCATTTTGCAAATATTCCTTGATTTTTCTACACAATCAGTGTATGTTATCCACCATGAAACCGATACATATACAAATTAGTGAACTCGTTGAGAAATCCGGCCTTAGCCAAGTGGCCATCGCTTCTATTTTGGACATTACCCCTCAACGATTGAATAATTACAAACAGGGGATCCGGCCGATGCGCGCAGATCATTTCGAGCGATTGAAGCTCATTGCGCGTCGAGCCAAAAATCCCGAATGAGAAAAGGGCGGGCGCAAATAGGCCACAAGCCGAATCCCTTTCCCGAGGTTTTTGCGTCTGCTCAACCCTGAACCATTTTTCGACATAGCGCAAGGAGAATTTTATGGTTAAGTTGGACAAATTCACTGAAAGTTTCAACATTAAAATCCCCGAAGTGACTAAGTTTAACCTCGAAAAAATGACCCCGGCCGAAATCAAAAACATGAATGAAGAGTTTCGCTTGATGATGGCCCGGCACATTCACAATTCCGCTGCTCATTTTAACCCTAGTTTATACCTATCTTCAGAGAACGCAACAGAAACCGAGTAGCACTTTGGTAAACCAGGGGTAAAAAGGGGCAAAATGACCGGTCTTAAAAAAATAATGATTCTAACGGGGCTAACCATATCGTCGTGGATTGTCTTCTATCTTGCAATATGGAAAGCATACCAACTTACGGAGAAAATCGTTAAATGGCTGAATCAGTAAAGGTTGACAAGATGTGTGAAGGTCCGTGCGGAAAGATGATGTACGGCGTGGATAAAAAGCGGCGGATCTGTTCGGTCTGCCGGCGTGAAAAAGAGAAACTTTCTAAGCGCGCCCAAAGGGTCAAGAAATGACAAAGAAAAAACTCCTGACATTATTGCGCGTGGTTGTGGCGGCCAGGGCGGGCTTTAAATGTGAGTTTCCCGCCTGCACAAATACAAACTGCAGCCCCCACCATCAGGGCGGACGCGGCAATAACGTCCTGTATGATCCGGATACCTGTATTAATCTTTGCGGCGGACCAAAGGGGCACCACGTTTGTGGTCGGTTCAACAACAGAATACGATAGGGCCATTAACGACCTATCCGAAAAACTTGGATTATGAAAAGGACGTAAAATGTCAAATTCCTTTCTCGACGCGGCTTTATCTTACGAGCAGATGGGATTTAGTGTGATCCCCCTTATCCCAGGGCAAAAGAAACCTATGATTAAGTGGCAGCAATACCAAAAAGAACGGGCCACCGCTGAACAGATCACGAAATGGTGGGCGGATGCGCCAAAGGCAAACATCGGTATTGTTACAGGGGATGTGTCCGGTGTGTTTGTGGTTGATATAGACACCAAAGAAGGCCAAGAAAACTTATTGCAATATGGTTTTGATTCTATTGAGTGCCCAACAGTAACGACCCCACGCGACGGACAGCATCTTTATTTTAAAAACCCCAAAGAGAAAATAACCATCGGCGCCGGAATAATACCGGGGACAGACTTTCGCGGCAATGGTGGTTTTGTTGTTGCGCCCCCGTCCGTGAATGGTAACGGCAAGGGTTACTCATGGCTCGTTGATTTCTCGCGCGACACGCTAGTGCCGCCCCCAGCGGCATATATTAATAAGATAAGTACATTATATAGGGGCTGTAGTAATTCTGTAGTGAGTGAAGAAAAAGACACTACAAAAGACTACAAACACTACAAGATACTACAAGAAGGGACAAGGGACAACGACCTTTTCCACGTTGCTAATTGCCTCGTCAAGGGCGGCGCTGAAAAGTTTGTAATAGAGCAAGTACTTGAAAGGCTTATACTTTCGTGGGGAGAAAAACCAGACCAAAAATGGATTGATGTAAAAATCCAATCTGCGATAGATCGGGCGGATCGCCGGGAACGCAACTTGTCGGCTGAAATTAGGGAATGGATAACACTACAAGAAGGCTACTTTAACACTACAGACATACTACAAACACTACAACTTACTACAAAGGAAGAAAAGAAAAACCTTACTGTTATCCTAACTCGCTTAAATCATGAAGGATTAATTGAAAAGTATGGAGAACGAAGGGGACAATATAAAACAATCCAAAAACTTGAAGAAAACATCATTGACCTAGCCGTAGCAGACAACACCTGCCTTCCCGTAAAATTCCCACTTGGAATCCACGAACTCGTAAAGATCATGCCAAAAAACATTATCGTTGTAGCCGGAGAATCGAACGCCGGCAAGAGCGCCTTCTTATTAAACATTGCCGCAAGGAACATGACAGACCATAAGGTATTTTATTTCAGCTCCGAAATGGGTGGGGCTGAACTCAAGGAACGTCTTCAAAACTTCAACGAAAAAATGCCCTTTAAAATGTGGGAGAATTGCACGTTTATCGAGCGGGCAAACGACTTTGATATTGCGATCAGACCAGACGATATAAACATAATTGATTTTTTAGAGATCCACGACGAATTTTATAAAATCGGCGGCTTCATTAAAAAAATATTCGATAAGCTCGAAAAAGGAATTGCTATTATTGCAATCCAGAAAAACAAGGGTCGGGACGATGGGTTAGGCGGAGCAAGATCAATAGAAAAGGCAAGGCTTTATCTTTCCATGCGCCCCGGAGTTATCAAGATCGTAAAGGCCAAAAATTGGGTATCGGGAACAGTAAACCCAAACGGATTGGAAAAACAGTTCAAGTTAGCGAAGGGGATGATCTTCGCTGATGCCTCTAATTGGGTGAAGGCTGATGGCGATTAAAAACTTATACAAAGGAATGATTCAATTCAGGAAGGAATTATTTATCGAGTATGCCCAGGCGTACACGGAAAAACAGGCCCGGATAGTAATTGCCAGAAGAATAGCGAAAAAACAAGAAGTGTTACCGGTAATAGTTTTGGCCTGGATGAAGGAATTTCCAGACAGTTTTGAAATAAAAATGGAATGTGAATATCAGGAGGAAGAAGAAAATGCAGATCACAATTAATCAGTACGACACGGTGGAAACAGGAAGATATAACGGAAAATGGCAGATCAAGCCAGGCAGAATAGATCAAAACGGTATTTTCCGACCGGATTTTAAACAGATAAAGAAAAAAGACGGAACCGTGCAAGCGATTCCCGTATCAATCACGTTTGACAAAGACGAGGACGCCATCGAGTTTTTCAAGGCGTGTGTAAAAGACCTTGAATCGGGGAAGTAATGAGAATCACTGAGGAAGAATTTAATCGACTAAAAAACATACGAGAGAACATTGTGGTTGAGGGCGCGCACCTTGCGAAGCCAAACAAGTTTCATGCGGTAATCAGCGAAGCGGATAACATGAGATTCCCAAGTAAGAAACACCGTAATCATTACCTAAATTTAAAGGCCATGCAACACGCCGGCGAAATAAGATTTTTTCTCAGGGAAGTTCCCTTTGATCTTCCTGGCCACTATAAAAACGGGCGAGTGGTACGGCACTATGTTGATTTTATGCTTTGCCTTCCAGACGGGACGTATCGGTATCAAGAAGTGAAGGGCCGGGACCTGGCCATGGGGAAACTAAAAAGGGCACAAGTCGAAGATATTTATAAGATAAAAATAGAGGTTATATGAATAAAAAGCAAATTGAAACCATCATCTTGCAGGACGCGGAAATAAAGCGGCTAAAGGAACGAGATAAGAAGCTGGAAAAGGCATATCTTGAAACCATTAGGGACAACATCAAACTGCGCCAGAAGATCAAAGAGCTGGAACACCAATGCTGTGAACTGAATAAAGTCAATGTGTGAAGGGGAAAGCGGATGGAGGCGGAGCGGAAGATAATTATTATCCCGGATGAATTGTTCGAAGATTGGGAGGTAGCATTACGGGAATATTTAAAACGGCGGTTTCCGGATGATGACCGGCAATTCCCAGACGTGGATGAAGAAACAATCATGAACAGACGAGAAAACTTTATATTCAGGGGAATTATTTTCGGAAAATCGAAAGGGGAATACTAAAAACACAGGAGGAACGTAAATGGACGAAATCAAGATTTTTTATTTCAACAACGGAATGGTCATCATCGGGAAACCGGAATACGAAACAACAGACGTGCTTGATGAAACAATCACGGATCTTACCAAAATCACATCCCCCCGGGCAATCATGGTGATGCAGGACGCAAACGGCCGGACGGTTGCACAAATGATTGAACTATTCGGGAAGCCCGACCTATCAGGGACCCTGGAATCAATCGGGGACGCCCTGGAGGGTTATGTCTGGGCCAATGACACGCAAATCGAATCATGGGACGGGTCCAGGTTGCACCACGACATAGAGAATCCACGGACGGAAATCATCGTGCGTTGGAAATAAAAAGGAGGGTTAAGATTATGTATCAAATCAAGAGCATTACATTAGTCCCACTAAACACAATAACGGCTGTTTATTGTCAAGATGACGGACTTCCGTGGAGAAATCCCATTGTTTTTGCCGTGGTAGTAAATAAAGGCGATGGCGATGGCGATGGCGATGATGAGCTTGAATTATGGGACGCAGATGTGGGCGGGATGTTTTGTGACTGCCAGGACGACGCGAATTTTATTGGATTAGAATACAATGACAAAGAGGAAGATTGGACCAAGGTAATCGAGAGTTATTTGAAACACAAAAAACGGTAAACAATAAGGGGGAATGTATGAAAAAGGGAACAAAGAAGCATTACAAAGAAGTCCTGGCCATGGTTAAGAAACTGAGAGAAAAGGTCGATGAAGTCCCAGAAGATAACGCGGTTTATTATATACTCGCCTGTACGCCGGTCAAGAGCGGGTCCAAAGATGTGGAAGCTGTATGTCTTACCAGCGGCTATCCCGATCAGATAGGCCAGGTACTCGCGCAAAGCCTGATTCGCAATCCAAAAGTCCTTGAAGCCACGGCGCATTACATCGGTGAGCATCATAAAAACAAATTCAACCCGACAGGAGAGAAGCTCTAATGGAAGAGAAGATTTACAGGGGCAATAACGAAATCGGCAAACGCATCGGCATCTCCAAGAACCTGGTGACTGAAATCCTGACGCGGGAAGATGATCCATTACCGGCCAGGAGAATCGGAAGGCAATGGTTTACCACGGAAACAAACATCGCATTGTGGATGAATAAAATAGCTGTCAAGGCATTTGTTGAGGCACATAGGGAAGGTTAAGGCAGTTTAAAGCCGGTTCAACACATTTTGAAGCATCTTCATATTATGGAGAAAAAGCCATGATACCATTTTCTCATGGAAAAGCCCAAGAAGCCCAAAAAGAAACAGAATCAGCCAAAGACGCAAGCCGGAAAGACACGGGCAGTTGTCGCGGCTCGCCGTAAGAAGATCATCAAGGCTGTCCTGGAGGGCAAAACACAAAAACAGGCTGGCATTGAAGCTGGATTAAGTCCGAAGACCGCCCAAAAACAAGTAAGTCAGACCCTTCTAAACCCTACTGTTAACAAGACTTTCCTCGATATTCTCAACGAACAAATCCCATCTGATTTCCATAGCAATGTCTATTTCGAAGGCATGAAGGCCAACAAGGTCATCTCAGCCAACGTGATCGCCATGAACGGTGAAGGCATGGCCGATGCCCATTCAATGACCAAGGACTTCATTGAGGTCGAGGATCATCCCACTAGGATTAAGGCCGCTGACTCAGCGGCTAAACTCAAAGGATTGATTGTCGATAAAAGCCAAAATAGTTTTGATGAACGTACCCTGGAAGCTATTTTAAACGCATTGCCGGCCGCCTTTGCAGATCAGATACGCAAGAATCTTTTCGGGGGCGGTAAGTAATGGAACTGTTCTCACCCGAACACGCCCAATTAATGACCGATCTTTGCCGCTCCGGCATTTCAAACGAAATGATGGAGAAGATGCAAAAGAAATATCACCTACTCCATACGGTCGAAGATTCTATTCCTCCCCGCTTCATCGGATTAAAACAGCCAGCGCGTTATAAGATATATTACGGCGGCCGCGGCGGTGCCAAGTCACATTCCTTTGCAGAGGAATTAGTCAAGCGAACAGCCAAATCACCCCTTAGAATCCTATGCACCCGTGAATTTCAAAGCTCTATAAGCGATTCTGTGCATCGGTTAATCAGCGATAAGATCGTAAAACTAGGTTTTTCGGAGTATTTCGACGTTACTCAGGCTCAAATCACATCATCGGCCGGCTCACAATTTATTTTTAAGGGCCTTAGAAGGTCAATACAAGAGATCAAATCAATGGAAGGCATTGATGTTTGCTGGGTCGAGGAAGCTCAGAGCATCTCCAATACCTCCTGGGAAATATTGATTCCGACGATTCGTAAAGAGGGATCAGAGATATGGATTTCCTTCAACCCAGATGAGGAAACCGATCCAACCTACCAGAGATTTGTCAAGAACACCCCGCCGAACAGCATCATCGAGAAGGTCGGATGGGAAGACAATCCCCATATGCCATCAACCCTCGAAGCGGAACGGCTCTATATGCTGGAAGTTGATCCAGAGGCTTACGAACACGTCTGGGGCGGCCATTGCAGGGTCATGTCAGATGCCGTTGTCTTCCGTAACCGGTTTGAGATCGGTGATTTCGATGAGCCGGTGGCCGGCACGCGCCTTTACTACGGGGCGGATTGGGGATTCAGCCAGGACCCCACCACTTTGATACGATCATGGATCAAAGACAATGACCTTTACATCGACCAGGAAGCCTACGGGATCAAAACCGAACTGGATACCCTGCCGGAACTCTTTGACACGGTTCCTGGTTCACGGGCATGGCCCATACAGGCCGATAATTCACGTCCAGAAACGATCTCCCACGTCAAGCGCAAGGGATTCAATGTCACCGCCGCACCTAAGTGGCCTGGTAGCGTAGAGGACGGCATCACCGTTTTAAAGGGATTCAGACGCATCATCATCCATTCACGATGCAAGCGGACGGCCGAGGAGTTTAGACTTTACAGCTATAAGACCGACCGGCTTACAAACGAGATTCTCCCGATCCTGGTGGACAAGCACAACCATTGCATCGACGCGATCCGCTATTCCCTGTCAGGATTCATCAAAGCCAACAACATATTCGATACCGCAAGCTCAAAGGACGAACCCGATGAAGATTAAGAAGATCAGCCATCCCGATGCCTTTGCCTTGCGTCAGGCCCGTCTTGACCAGGCCCTCATCACCGGTCAGCCCTACATCGAACGGCCGCACTACTACGAACACGTCGAAACAGGTCAGCAATATTATGAGTTATTCGGATGTATCGGCTGGCCTAACGTCATCACCGACAAGAACAAAGGCCCGAACAGGCCTGGATACCTCGCCGTTGTAGGCGCGATCAAGGGCAAGCGACCCATCGAAGCCGCTCCTTATCGCATCATGGCAGAGGTGGAGAGCCATAACATCGTCACGTTATTCATTGAGATGGTCAAGCTACGGGCAGAATACGGCTTTGGATTATACCCAGGACTGCTCCAGACATGGCTAGGCGACAGCGACCGCTTTATCAGGGAACTGGCCCTGTTCAATGAAGGCCTACGCCGGCAGTCAGGCAAAGACAACCAGGACATCCTCATATCACCACCGGATGATTTCAGCGATCCCAAGGTGTTTGATCTTTACGTCAGATCAATCAGCCAAGCCGTTGATCAGGACAACCAGCGGCTCTATTACGGCGGCAATACCGTTTTAAAGAACAGAGTGCGGGAGTTTCAAGACAAGGACCCCGTGATTATTGGCATCGGAGGCCTGATTCATTCCCTGTCATCACGGATGATGTGGATGGATCAGACGCGACAGAATGTATTCACAATCGAGGAGGTTATTAATGGTCAGTCTTATTGAGGTTTTTATCATGGCTATCGTAGTGGCATTTATCGTCTTACTTGCCGTACTTGTAGGCGGTTTCCTTGTTTTCAAGTCCAAGGCATCACCAGGAGAGGGTTTCTTACGGACACCCAAGGGACAGGTCTTCACCATACCCGATGCGGAATTGGCACCGGATGAAGTGGATCAGACCATCGTCGAACGCACCAACAAGTTTCTTGCAACGCTAGGAGGTTAAGACATGAGCTTCATTGCCAAGCATAAGATCACCAAAAACGAGCTTAATCGGCTGTTCGTAAATATTTCCGATATGCTTATTCAGTATGCCAACACCTCAATGTTTGAGTCTGTTTCCGAATCATTACATCGCCGCCTCGCTGATAATGACATTAACCCAAGGGACAAGATGGCCGTTGAGTTATCATTCACCTTTGACGGCGGACTGATTGAGGTACTTCTGGCCAGTTTACGAGACAACGTAAAGAAGACCAAAAAAACCAACAAACCAAAACCTACCAAGAAAACCAACAAATCAAAGAAAGGTTAATCGTATGTCACACGAAAACGATACATGGACCACAAACAGCGAAGTCGATTATCTCACCAATGAGTGCGGCCGGTGCATGGTTAAACCACAGTTTAGCCGGATTGAACACCTCAAACGATACAGGGACGGCATGGACCAGCGCGTAAATTGGGGCCAGATGGATAAAGCCGCCGTCAGGGAAGCCGTTGACACCCTCATCAACATCGAAGGGGGGACGCCATGAAAGTCAAATGCCCGAATTGCGGCCGCATGGATTTCGATACGACCGACAAATACAATCCCGACGTGACCCCGAACGGCTCCATGGTCAAAAGCAACCTCACTTATCACATTGATTGGCTATGCTTATCGACCACGCTGGCATCGGAGATGACCTGTCCAGAGTGTTTAGCTCAGTTTGCCCCGTCAGGACGCCTTCTGGTCGTACCATCAAAAAGTGTTGATAGACGGCTGGATGCTCAAATCCCAAGAATAGACGTGGACGTAGAGGCCCTGGCAGACAAGCCGCCCTTTAATGTCATCGTAAGCGACGAGGTACCCGCCGGCACGATCCTGGCCATTGGCAAGCTCAACGCACCAGACGGAGCCGCCGCGATCACGAACATTATAACGCCGAAAGTCGGCACGCCGGTCTTTATTTGTGAGGTATGCGGCAAAGAAACCAAGACGGCATCCGGTATGTCCAGCCACATGAAAACACACGAGGAGAAATAACATGGCCACCACACCCCCAAAGCCAACGATTCCCTTGACCATTCAACGCATCGAGAAGTTATCCCGCGGCAGATTCAAGGTGAAGCTGGCCGAGAATGACATCGGATTGAATAACATGAGGATCAATAATCGGGATTATGACGTGGTTCAATCGCTGGGCCGTGGCCGCTTTATCGTGAGAGCGGCTATCAGCCAGGAAGAACCGATGATGATGATGGAGCATAAACCGAAATGAAATGCCGTTACTGCAACCACCACGCCGTTAGCAATGATGAGATGAAGTCGCATCTTAGGACAGATCATCGCGCTGAATACAACAAGGTCATGCGATTCCTTAAAGAGTCAGACAGCATCTTTTTCGCAAAACTGCTTTCGATAACGGGGTTGTGTACCGGTAGCATCTTGCCAAACGTCCTTTCGGACATGATCGGAAAGAGATTTTAGAAAAGGAGATTACGAAAATGATTGACGAACGATGGAACTTGAATCACTTGCCGCCCAAAGGACATGAGGATGTGCCGGAGTTTGCGGCCCTATGCTTTGAAGTGGCGCGTACCGAAAGGGAACGATTGGGAAAGCCGCAGACCTTCTTATCCAATTACGGTCTTTATCGCGGCACAAAAAACCGACAGCTTACCGGTCGTAAGGGCTATTCCCCGAACAAAACCAATCTGTCACCGATTAACCTGTTCTTTGCCAACGTGGAACGGACGATCTCCAACATCACCGCCAGGAACCCAACCGGTGAAGTGGTGGATTTAGACGGCACAAATGATGGAACCGAACAGGTATTGACCGTTGCCCTCAAAAAGTGGTGGAAGGACACCAACCAGCAACAAAAGACACGCGCCACAGCAAGGCAGATGGAGATTTACGGCATCACGCCGGAGAAACCCTACTTTGACAAGCTGACCGATCAGCCGGACATCATGGTTACGGACCCGTTTTCCTTTTTTCCCGCTCCTGGAATATGGGATGACATCTCTATGGAAGCCCCGTATCTTGCCTACTGCTACATTGACTTTGTTAGCAAGATCGAGAAGGACTTCAATGTGAAGGACGTGGCACCCGAAGACGGTTACGACCTCCTGGGGACCGTCAGGGAAGATTATAAGCCTCAATCCTCATCAACGATGGGTAACTATTCCGACCCGATGACGGTCAAAACCATCCAGGGGGAGAGCCACAAGAGCGTCCAGCGCGGTATTTTGATTGAATTGTGGATCAGGGATGACCGCATGACGACCACAACGGAATCCCTGCCGGTGCTGGATGAGATGGGAAATCCCGTCCCTGATGATTTAGGACAGCCCTTGATTGCCACCAAAACCACCAAGGGGCCGGTTTACCGCGATGGTATCCGTAAGATCATCATTACCAAATCGAAAGACCCGAAGAATAAAAGCGGCTGGATCGTCCTGGATGATTCCGTCAACCCGAATCTTAATCCGGCCCTTCCTGATGAACTGGCCAAAAACACCTACCCCTGGGGAAGATTGCCCGTCTATTATGCCAATTCCTACAAGGACCCCATCTCATTGTGGGGATTTTCAGCGGCCGAACAGGTTTCCGACATCCTGGAAAAGTTTAACATCATCATCAACAAGCTGATTATGTATGTCATTAACGTCATGGCCCCGCCATTGGTGATCCAGCAACATTGCGGAATAACGCGGGAGATGCTCCAGAGCAACAACCAGCAAGGCGGACGGTTGGTCTTAATGCCGACCATTCCCAATGCCAAGATTGAATTTTTACAAATCCCGAATCTTCCGTCAACCTTCTTTCAAGTGCTTGAACTGGTTGTCAAAATGTTTGACAGGGTTTACCAGATCGAAGATGCGGACCGCGGCGTGGTGCCTTCTGGAGTCATTGCCGCATCGGCCATCGTGGCCTTACAGGAACGCAATCAAGTCCTGATGCAGTCCAAGACGGCCGCCATCGACAGCATTGCCGAACAGCGCGCCAGGTGGTGCATCGGCTTATGGCAGAACTTTGGCACACGGACGGAATACGCCAACATCGGAGGCGAGCCGGTGGAGTTTAGCGGTGTCAAGTATGCCGGCCATAAATTCAATTATGTGGTCGAAGCCGGATCGTCCGCGCCTCGTACCAGCTTGCAGAATCAGGAATTGATCATGTCCCTTGCCCAGCAGGGCATGGTCAGCAGACGATACGTTCTCGAATCCCTTAATCTGCCGAACTGGCAAGAAGAGATCGAACGCGGCGGGGAAGGGCAGTTAGACCAGGCCTTGCAGATATTGATAGAGGCCGGACTGCCGAAAGAAACAGCCTTAATGCTTAAACAGATGCTTTTGGAACCGCAGGGCGGCCCTGGTGACATCAAGACACCTGGACAGCCGAAGCCAGGAACGCCGAAAGCGCAACAAGGGGGGATGATCTAATGGACGTTTCCTCGCCTTTCAAGGGACACAAGACGCTTACGGATTGGATCGCCAATGAACAGGAGGCTGGTTACGACCTTGCCGGATATATCAATAAATACGGTATGCCTGATCAGTCGAAAGGCCAGCACTTGACGGATGAATTTAAGCTCCCGAACCATATAACCTTTTCGACGGACAGCAAATATTCAACGCCCGAAGCACCTGGCGGGAAGTGGGAGAAAGACAAAACCGAAAAGTGGCATTACACGCCGTCCGACCACGTTTTAAAACAACACGGAGCGGAGAAACTGCAAAAGTATTTCAAGGAACGCGAACCAGATTCAGTTTTACACTTACCAGGAGAGGAGAAAAGCAAATGAAAACCACCGAGAAAGATTTGAACACGGGAATGAATGATGCCTTAAAGAAGAAACAGGCAGAAGACGCGGCCAAGGAAGACGAACGAAAGAGTAAATTGCTGGGGACCGGCACAGCCAAGTCCGCCGCTGATGCCATCATCAACCGTAAGAAGCAGACGGCCGCCGTCATGGAGGATATGTAAGTATGTGTCCTATATACGAATATGAATGTAACTTTTGCAAGACGGTGACAGAGATCATTCATAAACCGGACAGGGTGCCGAAAAAGACACGGTGCAAGAAGCCTGGATGCAACCGCCTAGCCCGTCGGATTATGAGCCAGGGGGCCATTCAATGCGATTCGGTCAACGATGTGAAGTGGTTGCCGTCCGCGTGCAAGACGCTCCAGAAGCACGGAGAGCCGCCCTTGCAGTCACGGTCACAGTATAACAAGTATTTAAAAGACAATCACCTAGCCTGTAAGGGGTAATCGTGGAAGACGAAAAGCTGGACAAAACCATAAAGCAGATCACAAACTCTTTGCAAAAGCAAATTATTAGGTTGCATACACAAAAAAGTAGTGGTAACATAGACATCACAGTAAGGTTGTCCATGTCACAAGGGTTTATCGGGGCGGCCAGAATACGAAGTGTTGCAGAGGAGATTGTTTTTCAATCCAAGTGAGATAACGGGGACTTAAAACCTTTTAGGTATTTTACAGCCCGATTCTTATGACGCTAAACGCGCCGTGGGAGTCGGGCTTTTTTTTGTTTTTAAACCAGATCGGACAACCAGTTTCATCGTGCCTTCGGGACAACACGAAATTCAAAGCTGGCCGAGGAATGGGAGAGAAGAAGATGGAAAACACGAATGATGGAAGTGGTGTTGCACAGGGGAGTCCGGCCGTAGCGCTGGACGAAAACGGTTTTATTCCTGGTACGAGTTACAAGTCGGTTGATGACCTGATCAAAGGCCACGGCGAATTGAAAGGGAAACTCGATTCACAGGGGAATGAGCTAGGCGCATTGCGGAAGTATGCGGAAACGGTGGAACCGATTGTCAAGGGAGCTTTGAACAAAAAGGAAGCCCCCGCGGCACCAGCCGGTCCGAACTTTGATGAGCAGATCGCCCAAGTCCAGACACAGATGAAGTCGCTGGACCCCATGGCAGATGACTACCAGGACAAACTATCCGACCTGATGTCCAAGTCGAATATGCTGGTGGCCAAGGCCCAACACGAGAAAACGCTGAACGCGGCCGGAGAGATGTTCAAGAAAGAGCTTTCCGAACGTGATTCAAAAGCCGCCCAGGCGGAGTTTTTGCGTGACAACCCGTCATTCGAGGCACCGGAGATGCAGGGGAGGATCAAGGATTTCCTCGCAAAAGACAAGACCGGTATGCACGACCCGTTGAGTGCGTATTTCAAGATTCAATCAGCGGATCTCGCGGCGGAACGGGAGCAGATTGCCACCGAAAACGCCGAGATGAAGAAAGTTTTGGAGCTTGCCAAGGGCAAGGATTCAACCGGCAAAGTGGTTGTGAAGGGCCAATCGCCCCAGCAATCGAGTTCACCAACAGCAAAAGCAACCGGCAAGGAATTAGATCAGGGCATGGCCGCCGTCTTGGCGAATATGCGGTCCTAGCCGACCATAAATAAGGAGAATTACCATGAGTTTGATTAATCAGCTTAACGCGACGACAGAGTATTACTGGCTCAACACCGAACCGGAAGACATCCTCAACAAAGCATCCGCCCTTTTGTGGAAGCTGATGGGCAACGCGAAGGCTAACGATAATTGGGAAGTCAAGCCCCACGAGATCGTGGACGGCGGTAAGATGATCAAAGTTCCGCTGGAGTATGCCGCAAGTAATTCCGGCGCATACGGCGCGCAGACCGTTATCAATCAGTCCAAGGTCAACATCATCGACGCGGCACGCTTTGGCTGGGCCGGTGTGTACGGTTCCAACACCCTTAACCTGGATGATCTCACCCAGAATACCGGTGATGAAGCCGTTATCGCGCTGACCAAGCAGTATATGAAAAGCATCATCAAGGCCGCCAGAGTGAAAATGGCCGCCGACGTGATCGCTTCCGCCGCTACCGCGGACAATATTGCAGGCCTGGGCAATCTGTTCAATGCCTCGACATCAACCGAGTACGGCTCCATTGATACCGACGAGATGGCCGATTGGAAGGCCAATCTCATCACCGACGCCGAAGCCATTTCCTTTGAAGTCCTCCAGAAAGTGTTCCGTCAGCCCGACATGGGCGACGTGGCTGATATGCTCCCGAACTTCATTGTCACCACGTCAACATTGCGCGATGGCTATGAGCGGTCCTTGCATCCCCAGCAGAGATACACCGACACCAAGGCGGTTGAGGCCGGCTGGCAGAATATCACCCACAAGGGCGCGCCGATTGTTGCGGATACCGGGATCACCGCCGGCGAACTGATGGCCCTCAACCTCAATTTCCTGAGTCTGAGAAGCCACAAGGATTACAATTTCACCGCTCCCAAGTGGGTGACAAAGGAAGTCCTGGGCCAGCCGGATGTTATGACCGCCGATACCCGCTGGAGAGGTAACCTGGTTTGCTCCAATCGGAAGATGCACGTCAAACACACCAATTTGACCGAACCGATTTAATCTACATTTTTTGGGGATAGCCGGTTGAGGCCGGCTGTCCCTGTAATATGAATCCTTTAAGCTGGTCCGATGTGGTTTGAGGTCGGGCAATAGGAGAAACCACCATGAGTGAAAGAATTTTATCAGTCGGCGGGAATAAGGCCTCACGACCCCTTGACGATGTGCGTGCCAAGGGCGTTGCCGCGGCATACATCAAAACCGATGCGGGCGTTAAAACCCTCGCCGCCGCTTCCGCGGTTGCCCGAAAGGTCATCATTGTCGTGAAAGTAACCACCGCCTTCGCGGCTGGTGATGGCGCGGCCCCTAAAGTCAAATTCGGGGAAACGGGGACGGATAGCAAATTCGCCGCCGACACGGTTGTGAAAAACGATACCGCCGCGGGTACTACGTTCACCTTTGCGGGTGAAGTGGCCGCAGGCAAGGCCCTGATTGCCACTTTAACAGCGGCTACCGGAACCACCAGCACGGGTGCTTATAGCGTTACCGCCATTTTGGCATCGGCCCTTTAAACTCAATACCATTAAGGAGATATTCCCATGATTGAAATAACAGTAGCAGTAGCAGACGGCGCAACCGTTTACGTTCCGGCTCCCTGCCGCGGCGTGGTTGCCAAGATGGTCGCCGTGTTCCAGGCGGACACGGTTGTGGCGAACGATACGATTACCGCCTATCGCTCGACCACAGCGGTCAACGCGGTCACGGCAGTCACCGAAGCCGGCCTGGTCCCCGAAGTGGGCGTGCCGGACGCAACCCACAAGGGTCTTGTATTCGATCCCGCAAGTGCCACCGCGGCAAACAAGGTCATTAAACTCATCAGCGGAAGTGAAGGCGGAGCGGCCGCGGCTATCGTGACCATCACCTTTGATGATTCCGCTTACGTCGCAGAATCCTAGAAAGGGGAATAACATGAAACGAATTATTGTAGCCTTGGCCGATGTGGCCATTTATGTTCCCGTCCCCTGCCGTGGCACCGTGGCAAAGATGGTGGCTGTTTTTCAGACCAACACCGTCCAGCCTAATGACACGATTGTGGCCTCACGCGGAGCAACCGCGGTCAATACGTTGACGGCAGTTTCTTCGGATGGCCTGGTGCTGGAAACCGGCGTCCCTGATGCGACGAATAAGGGCCTGGTCTTTGATCCGGCATCCTCGACGGCGACCAGTCAGGTCATTCTCTTGACACCTACCGGATCACCTGGGGCATCCCTTGTGCTGATTGACTTTGACGATTCGGCATATATCGAACAACCGTAAACCTTACCCCTCCCCCTTCGGGGGGAGGGTTTTTTAAAGGGGATGTTTATGTCCACCTTATCCGACCTGATTGATTCTATCCGCGAAGTCCTTCAAGACGACAGTTATGTGGATGAAAACCTTGTCATCAAGATTAACGACGCCGTAACTGCCATCGCCGCGGGGATCAGGATGCCGGACGGGATGATTTCACCGCCCTTGCCGGACCTGTACGCGGTTGGAACAGTCGATACATCGACGACGTTGCCTTACGTTCCCCTGCCTGCTGACTACCAGCGCGGGGTCTTTAACGTCTATGACAGTTCCAATAATAAGATAGCTCCGCCCTCCGGCGGGAATTACCACGCCTTTGGCCTGTTTTTAAAACAGATTCAAAACATGGGCCTTGCCGAAATCGGTGCTGTTTACCGCGTGGCCGTGAAAGGATCAAGGCTCTATTACCAGGGCATCCCGTCCGTCGCGACGACGCTGGGGATTCATTACTACCGCAAACCGGTCGATCTTGCGCTGGATGGTGATGTGGTTGATGGAATACCGGCCCACTTGCACACGCGCCTGGTCAAAAACTATGTCCTTAAAGAAATATTCGGAGAGGCCATAGAAGACGGCCAGGACAATCGGGGCATGGCCACCAAGTATCACACGGGCAAGTTTTACGAAGCCATGACCGATCTTGTGGATTTCATCGGCATTGACGCAGTTCCAGAATACTACGGCGGAGAGATTTCATCCGACTACGGAGCGTGTGATGGCTGATATTAACATTACCTCGTTTACCGGCGCGAATAACGTCAATGACAGTTTCTTTGTCAAAGACGGCATTGTTTCGCCAAAGATTGTCTTGAACGCCGACGTTGACCCTTCGGGCAAGATCGTCAAGCGGGCCGGTAAAACCATGTTTATTACCAAGGCAAACAGTCACAGCCTTTGGGCCTGTCCCTTCTGTATGCTGTTTGCGGCCGACGGGACCCTTTACCGCAACGTGCAGGGCGTGGCCGTCAATGTGGGGACCGTAACGGGGCCGGTTCATCCGCTGTCATACGCGGAAGCCGATGACAAGGTTTATATCTCGAATCATTACTGGCAGGGAGTCTTTGACCCGTCCACCAATTCAGTCGCGTCCTGGGGCGTGACCTTGCCTCCAGGTCCTATGCTCCTCGCTGGCGCAGGCAATCTCCCTGCCGGTACCTATCATGTGACCATGACGAATGTGGTCAATGGTGAATTGTCGGGCAATGGCCCGATAACGACCATCGAGCTTGCGTCAGAAGGCGGCATCCAGGTCTTAAACCGGCCGGCCGGCGCATTGGTATGGCTGACGGATGCAAATGAACCCATTTTTTATCTCGTGGGAGAAACCAGCCAGGTTGTTGCTATCCCAACCGTGGAGCCTTTGCCCTCATTTATGTGCAGTCCTCCTCCGTACCTGGGGAATCTTTGCTATGCGTTCGGCCTGATGTGGGGGTCAAATGGCAAAGACGTTTATTACAGCGAACCGTTTCAATTAGGCTGGTTCAAAACATCGTCCAACGTCTTCCGCTTCAACGATGACGTGACGATGATTGCCAAAACCAAGACAGGCCTGTTCATCGGGACCACCGTCAGGACCGTTTTCCTGGCAGGGACGGAGCCTGGAACGATGGCGCAGTCTGACGCCGGAGCAGGGTCGATCCCTGGAACGCTGGCCTACTGTAACAATCTGCCGGAACTAGGCGATGTCCTGGGGACACCCGAAAAGGGGTTTGTTGACGTTCCCGTGTGGATGACGGCAGAAGGAATTGTCGCGGGGAATCAGTCAGGCAAACTGTATAACCTGACGAAAAACAAGATCAAGACGGGCATCCCATCGTCAGGGACCTCTCTTTACCGGAACCTCAACGGTGTTTTCCAGTACCTTACGGGATTCAAGACGGGAACCGCTGGGAGCGGGGCAGGGGCGATTGATGCGGACACCTATAAGGCTTTTTTAAACGGCAGTATCGAAACGCATGAGAAAGACAACAAGGGGACAAGCTGTCGGGCGGCGTTTACCGATACCGCCAGTTGTACGGTCAGGCGTGGAGGGGTGTTGATTTAAACACATAACAGGGACTAAAGGCCGCAAGAAGCGGAACCGGAAGCCTGCATTTATCTCACGGGATAGGTGCAGGCTTTTTTATTTTAAACAAAGGAGAGGGAAAAACATGAACAGAATACCGATTGATTTAACGAATTTAAGGGACAGCGCAGAAACACGCTATGCGGCGAAACACTTTATGGAAGCGGGCCTTAATTTTCACGGCCACGTCTTCACCGATCACTTCCGTGACGGCAAACTGATCCATTCCTGTGACCAGGGCGGCAACACCTTCACCACGGAAGGCATGGCCTATCTGCTCAACGTGATTTTCGGGACATCCGCGAAAGCCGGATCAGCAATCTTTTATGTCGGCATCTTCAAGAACAACGTATCTCCGGCAGTAGGGGATACCGCGGCCGCAAAGCTGGGAGCGGCATCGACTTACGGCGAGTGCCAGGATGCCGATTACGATTCACCGGCAACCGACAAACCGTCGTATGCCATCGCCTCCACCTCGACGGCTGGCTGTACCAATGGCGCAAGCGCGGCGGCCTTCACCATTGCTGGTAGCATCACGGTGTACGGGGCTTTCCTGTCAACCGAGAAGGCAAAGACGGCAACCACCGGCGTCCTGATGTGTGCCAAGAAGTTTTCCACGGCACGGGCTGTCATTGATAACGACGTTTTGAGTGTAACCTACGCGATCAGTTGCACAACCTCGTAACAGGTGGATGATGCCGACGCATGACTTCAATGATATTGGGGATGTTCTTGATTTTGAACTTCTCAAAGGGACGATAATGACGCTGGACGCCGATGATGATACCTGTACGGTATTAGTCGGCGTCCAGACCGTTAATGCCGTGCTGTTCTATCATTGCAAGCCTGGTTCGATCATGCGGGATAACGGGGCCATCGAAGGGGCCGCCGGTGGATTTGGCGAAGGCGACGAGGTGATTGTCTTAAAGAAAAACGACGGCACAGAGATTAAGGTGATCGGCCATACCGACGGGATCAGGCGGTGCGACGAAATCGCAGATATAGATGGCAATTATTATGTCTTTTATTTAAAAGATGGGGTCTTCTGTATCGCAAACATTTATTTTGCTAACGGGACGATGATTATTGTGGATGAAAAAACAGCCAGCGAGGCAACGTTTAACCCCACAACGTACCCCATAAAGTTTCACATGAAACGGTTTACCCATAACGTAACGTCTAACGGAGTATCGGAATCGCGTGATCTGTATTTTGTTGAAACGACATTAATTATACCTTCGTTCACATATCCTGGATGGACAACGTTTTGCGCGGAAAACCCAGAGTTTGAACTAACAAAAAACTATGGTAGCACGAAAATCCCAATGTCGTCATCCGTACTGAATCATCTTCTGTCCGTCAACACCTCAATTAATAATGATTTTAGCCGAGCATCTGACGGGTTTACGGATGATTGGAATATCTTATCAGGAGCGGACGGCGGCGATTGCGAAGACTTCGCGCTGACGAAGGCCCAAGCCTTATTAGCGTTAGGTTATCCAGCATCCGCGTTACATATCGAGTGCGGGAACCTAGAAACATCCGGCCAGGGCCATGCGTGGCTTGTTGTGCAAACAAGTAGTGGCGATTATGCTTTGGATGTGAACCGAAACTCATTAGTAAAAAATTCTAGTTTAACCGTAAACGGAGAGAGGCTTATTTCGCGCCGGCGACAGTACGGGGCTAAATGGGGATTTATGTCGCCGTTTTTGTGGCTAAAAAGCGCAACGAATGATGTCAGGTTATACCAAAACGTCATTACACCTTTATATCATCAATATATTTTTGATCCGCTTTTGCATATATTTTATCTAATACCCGATAGTGGTTATATTACACAGACCGAATTATTAAAGGATTACACGTCGGTAAATTTTTCAGCTACTCGTATCTATCAAAAACGGTATTCATCTCAGGGCTGGCTATTGGCTTCTTATGCGTTGATAGATAACACATTGACCAGGATTAGTCTTTCAAGTTGCGCCGCCACCGGATATGTTGACACCGATGGATCAATAAAATACCTATTATCAAACTCATCAGAAGGCGCATATCCGAATATTACCAGTACGACTACATTTATTGGTGATATTGTTTCCGCTCCTGGTTCTTATCAATTAATGCCTATCACATCCATCAACATACAATATAGGGAGCCGAACTATCCCTTTTATGAGATTATGGACTATTCCTCAAATACGATACCCGTTTCACATTATTATCATCGAGCTGTTGGGGGCGGTGGAAGTGGCTATTATGATGACACGTCTGGATATAATTATAGAAATGAATATTTTCTGAGGATTTATATAGGGAGGGCCGCCGGTGACTGCCTTAAAAATATTTACATTCAACCGGATTTGACCGCCCCTTATACTGCTTGCTATTTAGCTTGTCCAGACGAAAGTCACATGACGATGCCTGCATATTATAATCTTGATCAATATTGGTTTGAATCTTGGGTCTTTATTGATACTGACGATTTACTTATCCAATCGTTTATTTATCAGGAACCGAAGAGCAATCCAACGTTAGTTAAGCGCAAAATGTATAAAGATAAAGTATCTATCACCGACAACATTATTACTGTGCTGGGTGTATCGGAGCTTGACCTTTTTGGACTTGCTTACATACCGGACATGACTTGATATTGATAAAATGGAAATGATGATTCTATATATTGAATACGAAAGAGGGGCGATGTAATGGCCGATAGATATTGGGTTACAGACGGAGATAGCGACTTCCATTCCACGGATAACTGGTCAGCCACCAGCGGCGGGGCGAGTGGCGCGTCCGTCCCGACCACCGGAGATACGGCTTATTTTGATGCCAATTCGGGGATAATGCACATTGAAGTGTATGCTCCGGTTCTTTGTCATATCAATACCACCGGAATACCAGCGAAGTTAAGTATTTTGATCGGCAATGACGGGAGTTTATCCTTGCAAGAGCATCTAGTGGGATTTTACTCTCTTCATGTGGCAGGTGGATTGCTGACCACTAATAATTTTAATATAACCGTTACGGATGCGATCCAATTCCGAGATGCCGCGGTTGTTGATCTGGGAACATCCGTCATTTCCATCGGGGCGACGGTCGTACAGGAAAGCAGGCTTTATATTGATGACACAACCACCCTCAATGCGGCTGATTCAACTATTAATTTTTATATGGCCAACCAGGCGGAAGGGCATAATGATCCTTTTTTTAACTGTTATGACCAGGACCTTGGAGCGGTTAATATTTATGTTTACGCCGCGCCATCTGATCCTGACGTACTATCCATAGAAGGGTCTTTCACCTGTGAAACCTTTTCCATCATCGGGGATGGCGAGGTTAATTGGTACACGGAAAATGAAGCCCCTACCATAACCATCAATACGGAATCCGGTTTAACCCTGGAAGGGACAACGCCAGAAAGTCTTTTATTGATTGCTAACCCAGAATACGACGCTTTCACATTCAGCATGGCATCAGGAACGTGCGACGCTATTAATTGTGCCATGGCGTGCATCAAGGCATCCGGCGGGGCTACATTCAACGCCTTGCTGGAGGATGGAAACATCAATTATGTCGGTAACACGGGATGGTCTTTTGGTGACGAAACTTCCAACAATGAAACGCTCGATTTTGAAGAGGTGGTAGTCGGATTAATTAATATGGCTTCATCTGCCTCAGAGAGCCTTGCCTTATGGGAAACCTCCGCTGTTAAATGGGAAATATCCGGCGGCAACGTCTTTTGTGATGAAGAGGTTACGGATATTATTGACTCGCTGGATTCGGAGGAAAATTTTTCGCTTATACCAAACAGCATTGATGAAGGCGTTGATTTCCAGGATGACAATACTCCCGATTGGGGATTTAATCATTTCCTCGCTGATGCCCTCGCGGTATCAGAAGGCATTGGATTGGGATTCAGCAAGACGATTACAGAAACCCTTTTTATCTATGACGTGCTGATACACGGCTGGAAAGTAACTTCCGATGAAAGCCTGGTCTTGACGGATTCCCTTTCGGAAGTCCTGGGGCTTTTGATTTCCGATTGGCTCACCCTGCTGGATTCGCAGTCGAATAACTGGAACGGCGTGGATGTAATCAGCGATACGCTGAACCTTTACGATATTTCCCAGAAGGGGCTTTATTACGCGGACACCCTTTCCGATGCCGTTAATCTTGAAGACGTGGCGACCAGGGCCTTGACCATCACCATCCTTGATGTGCTGGGGTTTACGGAACTGGCGAACGCCGTCCGATCCGGCGGCATATCGGTCAGCGATTCCGTTTCCATGCTGGACACATCCAATCCGGCGCTGAGTTTAATTATTGAGGAAACCCTTTCCGCCATAGACGCGGAAAGCCTTGCGGTTATCCTCGCCGGTCATATCGCTGATGGCATGGCCATAACCGATGAGGGGAGCCTGTCAAGGCGGGTCCTGACCACCAACACAGAGGCCCTGACCTTTGTGGACACCGTTTCCAATAAAGGGACGCTTTACTCATTGGTGTATGACACGCTCAAAATGAACGTGATCATCGAACTTGGATCAGAGGTTTACGAGTGTTACGTCCTCAATACGCCGAATTTCATGCCGTCGATGTATTCGGGATTTGATTTCAACTCCTATTGCGTCTTTGAAAACAGGGCCTTTGGAGCAAACGCCACGGGGATTTATGAACTGGCCGGATCGACAGACGCCGGAGCGACGATCCACACAGGGGTCATTATGAATGAAACGGATTTCGGCGCGGCCAATCAAAAGCGATTCCGAAGAGGGTATTTTGGAATCTCCGGCACCCGTCCGGTGATGATAATGGAAACCGAAGGCGGCGAGCGTAAAGCGTACATGATTGATACGAACGGGAAGATGGTGGCATCCCACGACCTTAAATCAAAGAAGTGGACCTTATCGGTGGCGGATTTTGACACATTAGACGCAATAAAATTAATTCCGGTTATTCTTACGAGGTAACAAATGTCTGAATTAGTGAGAGAAGCAAGCCAGTTTCGCAAGGGCAAGACGCCGATCATCTCCAAATATGCGGAAGACCATGCCACATTAATGGCGACGATTGCCGCCAGGGGCTTTGATAATCTCCCAGGGTATTCCTATGACGCGGAGAATAAGATCGAACTGGCCGCCAAGATGAGCCTGATGGAGCTTAATACAAAGATACTCGCGGAAACCATCGAACGGGAACTCAAAGCGACCGGCCTGGATTACGACCTGTCCTACAAAAACGCCATGATGGCCTGGGAAATCGAGAAACAGGCATTGATGGCCGCCTGGGACACGGAACTATCGGTGATCAAGCAGGGCATGGCCGCCGATGAAGAGGCCTTGAACCTTCTGGCCATCGAAGTCAGCAAGCGCGGCATCACCTTGCTTGAAGCAAAGACCGCCATCAAATTGCAGATGGAAGCCTACCGGAAGACAATAACGGAACTGGACAGCGCAACCTCACCCTATGAGGTCCAGCTGGCCAACGCCAAATTATTAACCGCCCAGAAGAAATCGGGCCTGATCCCTATTTTTGAAGAGATCATCTCCAAGGAGCAGATACTTCTGGCCAAGGAACAGGAAAAGGCGGGTTACTACGCGGCCCTGATCGCCGCGGAAATCCAGGTGACGGAAAAGAAGTCTGATTTGATCGTCCCGATGGGTGAACTGGCAAACGTATCGGAAGAACTTGCCGGCAAGATCGGCCAACAGATCGTCACCGAGGGCCTGATCGCGGGAGAAAAGGTAAAACAGGCGGACGCCAGGATCGACAAGGCCGGATACCAGATACAGGAAGTTTCCGCCAATATATCCGTCGAAAACAAAAAACTTGATCTTTCCACGGCAGAGCGGGGATTGAAGACCACACAGTTCAATTACAATGAAGGGATTGTAACTCACGAAAACACCCTGACAGACGCCTATCAGAATCTTGTCGTTGCAACCGCCAATGCTCAGTTGGCAGAGGAAAGGGCGTTGAACGCGACAATCATCAGCAATAAGAAAACGCATGATACCGCGGCCAACAAAACGAAGCTAGACAGCGCGGACCGTATCGCAACGGCCGAGATGAACGCCGCCAGCAGGGAAGCATCGTATGACTCTAGTGCCAAGAGCCAGATAGCAAGTATCCAGGCCGCGGCCGAATTAACGGCCAAACTGACGCATTTAATAGGATAAGAAAATGTCAAACGAAGCGTATTTAAGAGCCAATGCCAGAAACAACATATTTTGGAGATCGTTTATTTATCAGTTTCCGCTTAATGCCGGACAGGTTGCCGAGAGGGCGATTATTTACGGGCTGTATTCCTATGCTCAAAACAATCAAAATGCGTATTTAAAAGAGATTGAAGACGATGAACTGATCAATCTCTTGAACTCTTATAATTCCAAGATCGCGGAACTGACCACCAATGAACAGATACTCGTCCAGGGGATTGTTTCCAAGCGGTATCTGGCCGGTATCGACAAGCTGATCCATGATCAGCAGATGGCTACGAAATCCGCAAAGATCACCGCCGACGGGGAAGAGTGGGACGCCAAGATCGCCGCGCTGTCCGCGGATACGGCGGCCCTGGACACGATGATCGCGAAGGTCGCTTCTGAAACGGCAAAGAAAGCCGCACGGATCACGGAACTGCAAGCCTATATCGAAACAGAGGCCTATCAGTTGAGTGCCGTGGACCTGGAAATCGCTGAGAAGACGCTTCAATCCGCCAAGGTGGACATTGAAGTGCTGAACGCGGCCAATGCCATTTTGAAATTGCAGGCGGACACCGTGGCCATGGCGACGGAACTGATTGAAGTGGATTTAAAGGTTATCCGAACCCGCATTGAATCCATGAACACGGAACGGAAGATCGCAGAAATAGACCTGTTATCCAATGACCTGACGATTGCCCAGGCGCAAACCACCATCGAAGAGAGCGAGGTCCCGCTGGCCGCGGCGAAAGTCACCCTGGCCGGATTGAAGGTCAACGAGATTGACGCCGAAATCGGGTACGTTGCCACGCAGGCCGCACAGGCGGCAGGCAGTTACGCCAACAAGGTCGGCCTGATGAACACGAAACAGGCGGGAAAATACAACGCCATCACCCTGGATAACCTTGAAAAAGACCTTGCACGGGATTACAAACTCGACCTGTCCGAACTGGACATCGAGCTATCAGCACTAGAGGACGAGTACCAGAAACTAATAGACGCCAAGCGGATCGCCGTTATATATAATAGAGTATCAAATTTCTGGTTGAAATGTCAGGCGGCGATAAATGTGGCAAACGATATGGCGGCGGCGAATATCGCCAGCACGTTAACGCATACGGTGAAAAAAGCATAATGGCAAATGAAAATCTATCTCAAATTTTATCGAGTTTGAAAGGAATTTCCGGTTCCGGTGGAAATCTCCTTTCTTATATCGTGAGCAAGGTCGAGGGCATTGTTACGACATTAGACCCAGGCGATTATGTGCGGAGTAGCACCGGCTCCATTTCAGCCGCTCCCATATCAACCGACGTGTGGTATTTGTTTTATGACTCTAATCTGCTTGAGGTCCATGCCACCGAATCAGAAGATAAAAAACATTTTGATTATACCGATACCCTTTCGGAGTATTTCGGTTTTTTCGATGATCTGACCGGATTAAAGCCGTTAAAGGTTTTGACCGACCTTAAAGATCAGCTTTCGGTGGAGGAGGGATTCGGGGAGATCATCCCCTCGCAGTATGAAAACAATGGAATTTACTGGATCAACAAGATTGCCTTTGAATTGTGGCAGTCTGGACTTGGATCGCAGTACCCGTCAGACGGGCCAAAAAACTATACGCCCAATGATTACGTCGGATATATAGCGTTCCCTATTGGCCAGTTGGGCGTCATGGAAGTCATCTCCATCTTACAGGAAACCGCCTTAACCGGATACCAGTTTACTGCCGTCGATTATGGTGATTCGGGGGAACCGGCAGATATTGAGGACCAGGACAAACCCAAAACACAGGACCCGCCGGAGATGTTTCCTGATATGAAAGACGATAGCGAGAACGCCCTTGCCGGACAAAACTACTGCTTTGGAAAGCACCTGATTGAAGGGGCCTATTTGACGCCGGATGCCGTAAGCAGGGACGTGGAACTATTTGCCTCTGAAATCAAAGGCTACGAGGTCAAGCCAAAACTATGGATGCGCTACTGGATTCACAAGGACAGCAAAATGCCGGTTCCTGGGGAATTTATCGGGATTCTATGCCGTCCCGTGGCCGCTCCGCCTCATGTCTGGTGGTTCCAGGAATCATCCCCCTTTGTGTATGCGGGGAACTGGATGGAAACGCTGACCCTGACCTCCGGCGTCGTGACCGAAGTGACCGCGGAAGATGATCGGGACGATGAGGGGATCGGAAGCCTATATACGATAAAAATTCAAGGGTGTTCGGTACAGGTGGAAGCGACGGACTTCTGCTCTTACACGGTTGGGGATCGTGTGGCAGTCGTAAAACTGGAAACGATCATCGCATCTAAAACAGAGGGTACGACGACAGAAGAGGAGCCGAAATCGTTCACATGGCTGGACCAGGTATATTTAAACAAGGATAAAAAAAATACCCTTTTGACGAATTATGTAATTGCACCATTAACATTTTACAAGAATACCTAAAAGGAGTGAAGCCATGGGACAGATAGACCTTAAAGGAATGATTGATCAGATTTTGGGCATGGTGAAAGACAGCCAAGCGGCGAAACAAGCCCAATCGACAGGATGGTATGGCGGAAACAAGGACGAAGAGGAATACTGGAAAGACATACGGAAACGCAACACGGATATGGGCTTACAGGAGATGAAGGGCGAAAACGAACTTGCCGTCCGTGGAGCAACCGAAGCCGGCGCGACAGCCCGTCAAAAGCTGATGGGCGATACGGAACGATACAAGTCCGATCAGAGCTTAACCGCAGAAAAGTATCGGTCCGATCAGTCCTTGGCCGGAACCATGTATCAGTCCGACCGGCTAAAAAGTGACATGAAAGACAGCCCTGGAAATATTTTATTTGATGCCAAGATGAATAGTATGGATAAATCACCACAGGCGATGAAACTTATTGAAGATGAACACGCCAAGATATTCGGTTCACCGGAAACATGGGGAAAGCGTAATATGACACCGCAGAATCAGGCTCCCGCCCAGCAAGACGCGCCGACGGATTGGAGTGCATCAGAAAAACCGGATGCACCGAAAGCACCGGCGGTCAGCCCGTCGGTAGCTCCGACAGCGCCGGCACCCGTAGCAAAACCGATTGATTATGCCAGTATGTCGGAAGATGAGATGAAGGGCCATCAAGTATCATGGATTAAAAAGAATCCCGACGCAACGGTGGCCGGTGATTCTCCGTTGATTATGAGAAGAAACCAAATACGAGAGAAGAAAAAGCAAGATGAAGCGGTTGCGGCCAAAAATTACAATCAAAAATTAGTGCAAGATAGCATGGCTATGCGTGACCCCGCGAAGCAAAAACAAAGAAGAATAGACGCTGGCCTGGAATAACAACACGGAGGTTTTTGATGTTCGATCTGCTTGATTTTCATTCACGGCACAAAGACTACTACGGTGACGCTCCCTTGGAAGACGTTGCAAAAGATGTTTTCACACGGGGATACGCTGACAAATATCCTGATTACGACACATGGAAGAAATCATCCGGCGTTGAGAGCGTGATCCAGGCCGACACCCGCCGGCGGAATCCGACGTTTGAAGACAAGTTAAGAGGGGCGACGGCAGAGGTGGACCCCGAACGGTCGAGCTTTTTAGAACGGGCGATTAAGGACCCGCTCGTTTCGGCGGTTAAGGGAACTCTGGTCGGATTGCCGGAAGCCGCGGTAGGCCTTGCGGACATTCCCACCATGGGCCTGGTCGGAAAGGGCGTTGATGCCGTTTTAAGATCAACGGTCGGCGGCGGCTTCAAGGAAGCCAATGAGTATTTCGATGAAATGCTCACACCCGAAACCAGGGAAGCAAAAAAGAAGGTCGAAGAAACAAAAGGATTTTTTCCAACCATACAGACGGCCCTTGCAAACCCGTCATCCATTGTGGCATCCATCGCTGAATCCGTCCCGTCCATGATCGGCGGGGCCGGCGCGGGCCGCTTGGCCTTAAACGCCATCGGCAAAGGGGTCATGGGCAAAGAGGCCTTAATGGCCGCAACCAAGGGCCTGACCAAAGAGGCCGCCGAAGAGGTCATCGAGAAAAACACCAAGAGAGCGATTGCCGCCGGTGCAGTAGGCGAGGGCCTTGTTTCCGCCGGACAGAATACCGAACAATTACGGCAGGGGACGGAAGACGGATATTTAACACCCGCCCAGGTAGCCATCATGGCCGGAAGCGGTGCCTTAACCGGTGTAATATCCCGTATGAGCGGCGGGCTTTCTAAACGGCTGGGCATCACCGATGTGGATACCTTGTTGCAAGGCGTGGACACCGCGTCCAAGCGCAAAGGCGTAACCGGTATTTTGAAAAACGTCCTTGAAGCGGCGATCACCGAAGGCGCGCTGGAAGAACTTCCGCAGTCCGCACAGGAACAGATGGCCCAAAACCTTGCCACGGGGAAACCCGCCATGGAAGGCGTCGCGGAAGCCGGAGCAATGGGGCTTCTGGCCGGTGCCGGCATGGGCATCATGGGTGCCGGTGTAAGCTCGTTTCAGCACAAATCCGATAAACCGGAAACGCACGATTCCCTGTTAAAAAAGCTCCAGGACCGGACTTATTATAACGATGTCATTGATACAGGGCTGAAAACAGGCAAATTTCAAGAACACAATTTTACACCTGACGTGGCTATTGGCCTCATTCGCAAGGCGCATGAGGAGGGTGTTTATGATCAGGACCATATCGAACAATTCAAAGAGAAATACCCGCAGTTAAAAGAGCCTTTAAATGCCCTGCTCGTGGACGACATCAAGGCTCAAATCACCAGGGTCAGCTTTAACGGGGATGAAGCGGATACAAGCATTAATCGCGTCTTTGCGGATAAGCAATCAAAGTTAAGGGCTGAACAGGATCAGCGAGGCGGCATGGGCGTACCTCCAGACATCGGGGCCACGTTTGAGCCGAATCAGGAATACTTGGACCGCGAAACCGCAAAGCGGAGTTACGCCGAATTGCACCAGCCGTTTGTCGATGCGACACCCGACGAACTGGCATCCATATTTGGCAGACAGGCTGACAGGGTTGAGCGTTCATCCTCCCCCGTTGCGGAAGTACCAGCCGGAAATATCGTTCAACCTGGGGCAACGTCGCAAGAAGCCGCCATGGTGCAAGCTGATCAGGCAATAGCCTCCCAACCGATAGACATTAAGGCCGCCGGAACCGGTGGCAAACGTGGACCCATAGAAACACCCGTTGACGCTCCCAAGCCGCCCGCGGATAGTATCCCTGGGAAAGTGGAGCCAAATACACCCCCCGCGCCTCTCTCACAACCCGAAGCCGCGACAGTAGGCATTGCAAAGGGAAAGGCCGGGGAGTCCATTCAAAAAGAACCGTGGGAAATGACGCGGGATGAATTTGAGGCATTTGCAAAAAGCGGGAAAATGAATAGGGCAACTGGCCAAGCCAACGAAGCGGAAACCCTTTATGCAAAAAATAAGATCAAAACTCCGCTTGGGTATGGCACAGCGGCCGGATATTCACTCGAAGACATAGCCCATTTTTATGTTAAGCGCCGTGGTGCTTTCAATGATAAAATTTCTCCGCCGGCGGGTTATGACCCAATTGAGGCCGGAAGAAAAGAATTAATTGCAGATGCCCTATTAGAAGGCAAACCCATATCGTCCAAAGGATTAACGACCAAAATCATTGAAAAGGGAAAAGTCCTTGCCGCGCAGAGGCAACGGTTAGACGCCGTCAAGGCAATGCCTTCAGATAACGAAGAGGCAAAGGCGCGAGCCGTCCACACCCAGGAAAACGCCGTCAAGAAAATCGAAAACGAAATAGCGGCTGATAAAGCCTATTTGGCGACATTAAAAAACCAGAAAACAAAAGCTGATCTGCCAGGTGCGGAAACAGTAACGGCCCCGTCTGAAAAGGCGGGGACAGCCAATCCGTCCCCCGATTCCAGCGCGTCCCCTGATCTTCAAGGGACGGCACCAAAGGCGATCCGCGGCGGCGTTGACATTTCCGAGTCCCTGGGAACGATCAAGAAAAAATATCCCCTTACCTCTGGACCAGTCGCCGGTTATGAAAAAGCTGGCCCTAATGGCGAGGACATAAACAGGAAAGAATACGAAAACGCTCACGACTTTGAGGTCGCAAAACTATGGGGATTTACGAAACCAAAGACAAACGAGGAAGGATGGTCAGATTACAGCCTTGACGAAAAAGAGAATATTGAGGCCCCGTCCCTTAAAAAAGGAATGGTTTCTCAGAATGACATTACTCTTTTCCAGGCCCCGAATGGGAAGTGGACCTTTGGCGTGGATTTCTGGTTGGGGAATGGTGGCCATAATTATTCCGGTTCCATCCATGATCGCGTCCAATACGACACCCGTGACGATGCTCTTCGCGCTGGCGTTGATAAATTCAGAAATGATATTAGCAACAAATTAGAGCGAGAAAAAACAGGGACGGTCATAAGCGGAGCCAATAAACTAAAAGCGTGGCTGGATGGCATCACCCCGTCGGCACCAAAGGGCGTCAAGCCGGCGGGGACCAGCGGTAAGCGCGGGCCGACAAACAAGGTCGAAGAGCCTAAGACAGAAGAAAAGGAAGCACCGGACGCCGAAAGCTACGTTCCGCATGACGGATGGGAAACCCATCTGATCAAGGCACGGGAATACGCTATTGCTTTGGGAATCCCTCTCAAAACAAAAGCGGAAAAGGACTATCCGAGCATATCAAAAACCCTTGAACACCTTGTCAGGGAGATTAAGGAAACGGAGCATTACAATAAACTTGCCGGCGTGGAAGAGCCAAAGGCCGACATTCAGAAGGAGATCAGCGACATCTCCGATAAAGACCTTGATGCCATGATCGACGAGAAGGCGGAAGAACGTCAACCGACCGTCGAAGATAACATGGACCTGGCCGTAATGGGAAGCCTTGACAGAAGCGTGGAGCTTGGGAAACGCTTTCCTGATATGACGGTCACAGAGCGGATGAAGTTAAGCGTTAAAATCCAGGAAGCGGCAACCGGCACCAAGGGCGAGGATATTGTCAATCACCCGAAACAGCCGTCGAACGTGCCGCAGAATTGGAAAGAGAATAACGATAAAAACGAGCGGATAAAAAAATCCGAAGAAAAAAAGGCGAAAGCACCTAAAGCCGAAAAGCCGGTCAAGACCGTTGATGAAATCATTTCCGCGATTTCCAAAGAGGGCGTCGAGGGCGTGGGCGAATCCATTAAAGGCCTGTATGAGTTATTCGGCGGGGCTTCTTTAAAGTCATTCCCTGGCAGTATGAACGATGAAACCTATGCCAAGGCAAAGCCCCATTTCGAGTCGGCATTGGATCATTTCATTAAGGTCGGGAAAGGCCTTCACGAATTTGCCGCCACGATCATTAAGCAGTTCGGAGATAAAATCCGTCCTTATTTGAAACGATTTGTCCAGGAAAAAAGGGATGCCCTCAAAGCCGCAAGCGTTGCCAAAAAGAAGGCCGCGGAAGAGAAGAAAGCCAAAAAGGCCGCGATGGGTAACTTCCAGAATATCGGCTATGTCTATGATCCCGAAAAGATCGACGGCAAGATTAAAAACAAACCCCCGAAGACGGCGGCCAGAATCATTATTGATTCAATGGTCCCGTCAAAAGTGTGGGCCATTAATCACCCAGAAGGGACCTCCCCAGGGACGATCCGGCTGGCGGCCAGTATGCAGGGGTATATCAAAACCTTCAAAGACTATCTGCTTGGGGATTGGGACCGCCTAAGAAAATATGACCATGGCCGGACAAATATGGATACGGTCATTGATAAATGGATGGCCCAGGGCGGCACCATTGACCAGTTAAAGGCATGGGCGGCCGCTTACGGCAACGCTATTCAGCCCTTTGTGGATGCCTTTAAGGGGGCCACCAGCATCACCAGCGTCATCGGACGGATACAGGACACGATGCTGGCGGAAGCCAAACAGGAAGACGGCACATTCCCCGAACTCATGCCGATCATGCACACCCCTGTCTTTGCCACAGCAAGAGAGTTTTCCGCTAAATTTAGGATTTCTCACCTGTATGAATTTCTAACAAAAGGCTGGCAAGTCCTTCTGGACGCGGAAGCCGATACGCTCCTTTCAGAGATCAATGTTCACAAGCGCGGACGAAACAAGAATGTGGTCAGGACGGGATTGCCTAACTACCGCGAGAATATAGCATTAAAGACAACGGATGATTTTAACGCTCCCTTTGGATTCAAGGGCGTCGGCTTTGGCGAGGAGGGCTGGATCAACCAGGAGGAACGCAACCGCGTTATCCCCGCGGCATACGACGCCTTCAAGGACCTGGCGGCCACCATCGGCGCGCCGGACAAAGGAATGAGCCTGGGCAAAGAATTAGCCGTGCAGTTTGCGAACCTTGGGCATAAGGCCCACGGTGCGGCCGCGGCGTACTTTCCGAAAGTCCGTACCATGAATTTCACCCGCGATAACGGGGACGGTTGTTTTGCCCATGAATGGGGCCATGGCTTACATGACCTTGCGTATGGGGACGCCATCAAGGAGATCAATTCCATCATCAATGCCCTGGAGTATGTCTATGATTTTGAGGCGGGGAAGCGGATGCTCGATGATCTTCCGGCCAAGGATTCCCCGTTTCTTAAAAGGATGCTGGCCAACAAGAAACAGCAACGCATCGAGGCGGTGAAGGACGCGGCCAGGGACAAGTTTGAGGGTACCGTCAAAAAGATGACGGATTACTATTCGACCGCGCAAAAGATGGATGCAGACTATACGGCACGGGGTCAAGAGATGTGGGCCAGGGCGTTCGAGGCCTTTATCTTTGACACCATGGGAGGGTCCAATAATTATCTGGTGAGTGATTTTGTTTCCGCGGGCCGTGTGGGCGGGAAGTCCGGCGTCGGAACCAAGCTGGTTTATCCGGCGGGCAAGGAGCGGGAAGTCTTCAACGACATCATTAAACACTTCACCGAGGGCCTGTCCTGGGATGAAACGGGCCGGCCGTCGCTCAAAGAGGGTTATGAAAGCACGGCGGAGCGTAACAAAAAGCTCTTGGCAAGTGAACTGGAGAAATTGCTTGCGTCAGTCGAGGAACGCTATCGGGCGATATGGGCATCCGAGCCATCTAAAGACGGTTATTACTGGTACCGGTACGACGAAACATCGTTCGGCCCCATGATGCAACCCGACGGATATGCCGGATATGATAAATCGTATAAAAGTGAGGACCAGAACGGCTCTGGAGCGGTTGCGTACTTGACAGAACTACATCCAGATGATATATTAGATTATAAGATAAGCAATTTCCAGTATGAGGGTGAAAACCCGACATACATTACACAGAAAGGCGGTGGACTCGATGATAGTATTCAAGGTGATGGCACAGAAGCATTGGACGAAGTATCTGCCGAAAATGACCGCCGACCTAAAGAAGCAGGGGATATTCGAGAAGGAAACGACGGAAGCGGCGACGATGGCGAGCGAGGAACTCGCGAGGCTAGTAAAGAGCGGGACGCAACTTCAAGCGGCGAAGGAGATAGTGATGAAGGAATACATACTGCTCCCGCCGGAAACTACTTCATAACTGACCCGACGTTAAATGATCCGAAATCCACAGAGATCAGATTCCGGCAAAATCTTGCCGCGATAAAACTCCTTAAACAATTAGAATCAGAGGGACGTGCCGCATCACCTGGCACAATTTCCATTGGCGAGGCCCCTCCTGGCGGATGGACGGAAGCCGATAAGGTTCCTGGTGCCATGGAAGAATCCATCAACGAGAAGGAAATCCTTGCCGGTTATACCGGTTGGGGAGGGATGGCCGAATTATTCGCCTATTCCCCTTCAAAAGCATGGCAAGGAAGGTCGGATTTAATCAAGGCCGAACTGACCGATGAGGAACAGCGGGGAGCCGCATCATCCTCAACGTCCGCCTATTATACACCGGTCCCCGTCGGTCAATTCATGTGGAAGCTGGCCGAACGGCTGGGCTTTGACAGGGGCCTGGTGCTTGATCCGGCCACGGGAGCGAATGGCCTGTTTTTCGGGACCATGCCCAGCAATCTACGTCAGGCGGGTGTCACCATGCAGGGCATCGAAATGGATGGCCTGAGTGCAAGAATCGCCTCGAAACTGTACGAACTGGCGGCGATTGAAAACAAGTCTTTCCAGGACGCCAAGAAGCCGGTCAACCGCTATGACCTGGCGATCACCAATGTGCCGTTTGAGGACATCAAGCCCAGCGATCCCAAGCATAATAAGGGCAAGCACACCCTCCATAATTATTACATCAACAAAATGATAGACTTGACCGCACCAGGCGCATTGACGATAGCGATTACCACGTCGAACACGCTGGACAGCGGCGGCGCGCATCTGGCCGAATACGCTAAAAAGGCTGAACTGGTCGGCGCAATCCGCCTGCCGTCCAGCATTTACAACGCAACGAATGTCGTTACGGACATCCTCGTATTTCGGAAAAACATCGAGGGAAGCAAATTCAAGGGGATTCCCGTTGAACAATGGACGACCGCGGGAAAAGATGAATCAACCGGATTGACGGTCAATAATTATTTCCTGGCACATCCCGACATGGTGGCCGGAAAGCTGGAAAAAGTGTCGGGCCGCTTCGGCCAGGATTCAATGCGGGTTATCGGAGAGGGTGATTTAACCAGCAACCTGGAGCGGATCGCCGCCGCGTTTCCTGGGAATATCGTCGAACGGGAAGCCGTCGAGGAATTGAAAACCCTTGATGACATTATTTCGGCCCCAGGCACGGTCAAAGAGGGCGGGCTGTATATTAATGATAAAGGGGCAGTCTGCTTAAAGGCCGACGGCGAGGAGATTATATTTCCGACCACAACGCCCGCGGAGCGGAAGCAAGCCGAGATTGCCAAGGGATTCATTCAGATACTCGATCATGTGCGAACGGTCCTCCGGTCACAGAAGACGAACGAAGACGATGCCGCGATCAAGGCGAAACAGACACAGTTAAAAAAGGCGTATGATGCGTTTGTCAAGAAATACGGACCCGTCAACGCCAAGGCCAACGCCGCGGTTTACAACGATGTCACCGACGCCGCATGGGTGATGGCCCTGGAAGACTATGACCCCGATACCGGCAAGGTCAAGGGATTGGCGGATGTCTTCACCAAAAACATCACCGGAATCATTCACAAGCCGACGCACGCGGAAACCGATCACGACGCGCTGGCCATGTCGCTCGATCAATTCGGCTATCCTAATCTTGAATACATGGCAAAACTGCGGGGATCGGATATTGATTCCGTCCTCAAAGGCGTCACGGACAAGATCGTGGAAGACCCCGAAACCGGCTTTTTGGTCACGATGGACGAATACCTTTCCGGCAACGTCAAACGCAAGCTGGATGTTGCGCGGGACATGGCGGCATCCAATCCTGACTATGAGCGGAATGTCAAACTGCTTGAATCAGCACAACCGCCGGAGATACCGGCGCATCGCATCACCGCAAGAATCGGCGCGTCATGGCTACGCCCCGAACACCTGTCTGAGTTTATTAAGGATAAATTAAACCTTAACGATAACAAATTGCGGGTCCTTTTCAATTTCAATCCGATCAGCAACGAGTGGTCCATGTCGTATCGCGGGCGGCAATCCTGGAAGGGCGAGGTCAAGGCCGAAACCCAGCGACAAATCCATTACGCAAAAAACAGCGTCGAGGCGACAAAGATGTGGGGAACGGACCGCAAAAACTTCCTCGACCTCGTGGAGTGTGCAATCAACGGGCAACGTCCCGTTGTCACTTACAAAGTGGACGGCAAGACCTTTATGGACCCCGTGGCCACGCAATCCGCCGAGGCCAAACTGCAAGACATCCAATCCCATTTTAACTTCTGGCTGTTTTCTGATGCGATGAGAGCCGAAGAGGCGGTCAAGCGGTTCAATGAGATCATCAATACATCCGTGCCGCCGAAAGCGGACGGGTCGCATTTAACATTCCCAGGCAAGAGCATGGCCATGCTGACGCCACGGGAAAAGGCCGCCCTGGGCGTTACCGATCTGATGACGTTTTACCCGCATCAGATGAACGCCGTCTGGAAGTACCTACGCGGCGGGAACCTGTATCTGGCCCATGAAGTCGGAGCCGGAAAGACCGCCACGATGGCGTTGATCGCCATGGAAGCCAAGCGTTTACGCGGTAAAAAGAAAGTCCTGTATGTCACCCTCAACGATTCGACAATGGGTCAAGCCGTTGCGGAGATAAAAAATATTTATCCTTTGGCGAATGTCCTTCCCGTCCGCGTGTCCACAAAGGACCAGCGGGCAAGGCGGCAGTTACAGAAAATTGCCCTCAATGATTTTGACATTGCCATCATGCGCCAAACCGATCTGGACCGGATCGCATTATCTCCAGAAGCCGAAAGGATTTTTATTGAGGAAGAGCTTAACGAACACCGCGAACTGCTCGAAAGCCTAAAGGCTTCCGGTGAAAGCAAGCTCCTTGAACGGGACATCCAGGAGGCGATACACGCCCTTGAAGAAAAACTCAAAGCTCCGAGTGTCCATGAGGAGGCCAAGCGGCAGAATGTCTGCTTTGACGATTTAGGCATTGACCTGATGATCGTGGATGAAGCCCATTCCTATAAGAACGTCCCTTATATGACAAGGTTGACGAGGATCACCGGCCTTAATCCCCCAGGTAGCCCGACGGCAAAAGCGTTTTTCCGAAAGACGCAATATCTTAACAGTCAATTCCCGAAACGTGACGGGATTGTTTTAGCGTCCGGCACGTCGCTGTCCAATTCCATCGCCGAACTGTATAACATTCAGCGGATGTTACAGCCCCAGGATGTTAAAAAGCAAGGCACATGGTCGTTTGACCGCTGGATCGCCAATTACGGCGACATGGGGACCCAGCTTGAATTTGACGGAGCGCGGGGAGAATACAAGTCCATCACCACAAACCGGAGAATCGTCAACGCCGGCCGGTTGCTAGCCATGTGCTATCAGAATATCGACAGCGTGAGGGCCAAGGACACGCCGATCAGGAGGCCCGCGATCAGGGGCGGCGAACCACAGCGCGTTAAAATCAAACCCAATCAGTATGTGGAAGATTATAAGGGCGTGATCATTGAACGATGCAACGCGATTGATCGGGACCCGAAAAACGCCAAGTATGACGACATCCCCGACAATATGCTCCGCATTATCTCCAACATGAGCCAGGTGGCCATTGACCAGCGGCTCCTAACCAGCAAAGAAGAAACCGGAGAAGTGGACGCACGCGGCAAGAAAAAATACCGAATCGTGCCTGGGCCGTATGCCAACACGCCGATGCAACAGGATTCAAAGATTTATGTCGCATCACGGAAGATTTACGAGCGATGGAAAGAGGAAGCCAAGCACAAGGGCGTCCAGCTTGTTTTCGCGGACCTGGGCATCCCGAAACGATACGCCGACAACCTTTACTATGAAGACGGCAAGCCGTTTAAAATTCTCACAGAGGATAAACTGGCCGCCCTTTCCGTTGAAAGGCAAGAGGAGTATGCCGAATTATTGCGTGAACACGAATCAGGCGCAGAAGGCCACTTCAATGTTTACGACGGCATGAAAGAGGAGCTTGTCAAGCTGGGGATTCCGGCGGGGCAGATCGCTTTTATCCAGGACGCGGACCACGCCAACAAGGACACAAAGGCCGCCAATTTGCGGAAGCTCTTTAAACGGGTCAACGCGGGTGAAGTCCGTATCCTGATCGGATCGACCAAGAAGGCGGGGACCGGCGTCAACATTCAACAACGGGTGTCCGACGTTCATCACCTTGATGTGTGGTGGAACTATTCCGAATGGGAACAGCGCAACGGGCGGGCCATCCGCGCCGGAAACATTTATACCGATCTCGAAGGCGTTTATATTCATAACTACGTCACGGAAACCACGGTTGACGCGACGCGCTGGGATAAAGTGTTTGCTAAAGGCAAGGTCCTTAACGCTGTTTTTGGGGCCGACATCAACCTGGATATTATCGAGGACATCAGCGAAAACACCATGAGCGCGAAGCTGATGGCCGCGGACGCATCCGGCAATCCGCTGATGGCGCGTCATGCGGGGCTGATGCAAGAGGTCCAGAATCTCCGCTATGAACACGCGGGTTATTTGGATAACATCCGGCAATCGAAAATGGAACTGGCACAAATCCCCGAACGGATTAAAACCAATGAAAATAACATTGCCGATTACCAGCGGAGCCGCGCTGTCATGGAGAAGGTCACGGCGGTCCGGTTTATGGGCGATGATCGGACGCTGGTGCTTGAAAAACACGGCAAAGAAATTTCCGAGGCCTTGCAAAAGGCGATAGCGGCAAACACAGAATCGTGGATGCCTAATAAGGAAGTTAAGGTGCTGGTATTCGGGAGTCACACCGAAACCGAAAAAGAAGTTACCGATAAAGACGGGAAAAAGAAGAAGGTAAAAGAATACACCTTCACCCCTGTTACCGCCCATGCGTCCATGACGGGCGTGACCGGCGACCCCTACGCACGGAATTTATCCATGAACGGAAATATTTTAAGTAGCGTTCGGGACCTGGCCAACATATCCGTTGAGAAGGGGAAAGCCCCGAAGATTGAAGTCCATGCGAATGTATCCCGAACGGTGACGGAGTATTTATCGGGATTGGGCCGGAGAGAAGCCGACGCCAAAGACACCATTGAAAATTTGAAAACACAGGAGCCGAAATTAAAGAAGGTCATCGAAACGCCGTGGGACAAGGCGGCGGTCATGGAAGCCAAAACACTTGAAATGGGCGAAGTGGAAAGGCTCATGGCGGCGCATGGACAGACCGCCGGAAAACCGGAAGAGGGCATCGAGATCAGCAGATACCAGGGACAAGTCCCTATGATGGAGGACGTGGCTCAAATAGATCAATGGTATCGCAATAGAAACGTCGTTTACCCCGTGGCGGGGGATGATTATAGCGTGCCGATGGGCATTTCCAAAGACATGGAGCTTAAAGATTTTACCCAGGGCCGCAGAAAAATAGATCCAAAAAGCAAGTATAGCACACCGGATAATCTGGACGTGCTGTTAAAAGAATCACCGGCAGACGCAAACCAATCCGACGTGGTGGCCTACACGACGATTGACGGAGATACGCGGTTTTGGGTTGCGCCTACCACGGAAAAAGAGGGTCATACCCTTTCCGTTGATCCGACGGAATGGCAGTTGATAAACAGGATGATCGGTTCCAGCGGCTTGTGGCGTCAGGTATCTCACGGGAATACACCGCACCTGGTCCATTTTGATGAGCAATGGAAACGGGATGCTTTTATCAAGGCGAAAATAGAGTCGGATGTCCCGTCGGGCGTGCAGAAGATCATCACGGACACGCCGGCTGTAAAGGCTGAAATGCCGGCAAAACCGGCCGGAGAGGTCCATCAGTATTATGCCCAGGTGACGGGCGGGAATTTTGACAAGGTTGATGGTGAAGACATCACCATCGCCCCGTGGCTGGATAACATCTTTGTTTATAAGAGTAAGGACGGCTGGGTTGTATCGGAAAAAACTACCGGTATGCGGTTGTCGAATTATGCCGATACGCGGGAATCAGCGATTAACAGGGCGACCGCCGCAGTCGAAACCGCTGGCGCAGTCAGGGTCAAGCAAAGCATTGCTGATGGATTACAGAAAAACGGCGGCACGCCTTATTATCACAGCTTGCCGCAGTATTCCCGCGGGAAAAACGAATCCGGTCAGGGATTAAACAGAGATGCGCTTGAACAGCACGCCCAGCAGTTAATGGGCAATGCCAAGAACAAGCCGGAATTAATGGTGGTTGAAAAGGCTTCCGATCTTCCGTTTGAGGCGCTTGAAGATGCCAGGGGTATTCTTTACGACGGGAAGATGTACCTGGTTGCGGAGCAGATCGCGACCACGGAAGACGCAAATGAAGTCATCTTTCACGAGTTTGTTGGCCACTTTGGATTGCGCGGCTTTTTCGGGGACACCCTTAATGCTGTCCTTGATAAAATCCATGTCCATAACCCTCGCATCAGACGATACACGAATGAGTGGATGAAAAGCAACCGTGATTTTCAGAAACAGCATAATTTATCAGACCTTGATTACCATTACAGGGCTATCGAGGAAGCCATGGCGCGGATGGCCCAGGAAAACAGGCCTTTCGGCTATGCCCGCCGCCTTCTTCACACGGTTCAAACCCTGCTTCGTAAGATTGGCATGACACGCCTTGCCGATATGTTGGAAGCCAGGAGCGACGCCGAGGCCCTGACCATGTTGCATAAGGCTAAATTATTCATCAATCAGGGCAAGACCATAGGAGATAATATTCCAGAACCGCTTTACCCGTATTATATGACCGCGGGGTATTCTGCCCGCAAAGTGATCCATACGCCTGAGTTTAAGAAATGGTTCGGGAATAGCAAGGTCGTCGATGAAAACGGCGATCCGCTGGTGGTGTATAAGGCAATGCATCCGTATGACTGGACCAAAGAAACGAAGGATTATTCCGGTCCCGAAATTACGTCGATAAATCGCAGCACGGAATTTCCCGCATTTAATCATGGAGAAAAAGGAATAAAAATTACTGGATTTTTTGGAAGTCAAGAAGTGGCGAATAGGTTTGCAGAAGGAGCGGGACAAGGTCAGTCAATTTATCCAGCATACTTATCGTTCAAAAATCCATATATCATAAATGCAAGTGGCAAGAATGCCGCTGATGTCCAATTTGGGGAAACGGGAAGGCCATTTAGGGATGCAGTAAGGTCAGGAAAGTACGATAGCGTTATTATTAAAGACACAAAAGATGAAGCAACGATATATGTTGCGCTTAATCCCACTCAAATCAAATCAGCCACGGGCAACGTCGGGACGTTCGATGAAACCAATCCCGACATAAGGTATTCCCGCGTCCAGGCCGACCCGCCGGTAAGCAAAGATCCGAAAGTCCTTAACCTCTATTTGAAGGACGAAACGGACGCCATCGTTAAAACCATTATGAACAAACTGCACCCGAAGCACATGAACTGGCTGGAAACGATGTTGAAATCACCGGAGTGGTTTAGCAGTCCTCAAATCAAGAACATCGTGCGGCTGTTCATGCGTGACCGGAATGAACTCTATCACGAAACATTCAACGATCTGAACATGACCGATGATATTAATGCGCCGGAAAGCACCGTCACGGAAGCGGCCAAGGCCTTAAAGAATAAAGGCCTGACCATCGCGGATCGGATCGCCGGCAAGGTTTCCCCCGAATATCAGCGGTTAAAAGAGATCATCGACGAAGGTGACACCGCCTGGAAGCGCGACAAAAGCAAACCGCTTGCCGAACAATTAGAGAAATTCGAGGAACACGTTAGGCAACATGGCGCAACGGAAGACACGATCAGGGTGTGGAAGCTGTATCGGCAGTCTTACGATAAGGCCCTTGATCTCCAGCTTGCACAGTTAAAACAGATGATTGAACAGTTGACGGAAGAGGCGAATTTCCGCGGCGAAAAACCGGACCTTGACGAATTGAATCAAACCCTCAAAGGCGCGCTGGCACAAATGGAAGAGTGGAGAGGATTCTATGCCCCGCGGCTCCGTGAACAGGGCGGCTGGAAGGTCCAGGCGTACAGGGAACACGGCCCCATGAATGAAAACCGTGAATGGTACCGAGAACACCGCGGTAGTGAACTGGCCGCCCAGCGGTTAGCCAACAAGCTCAAACGGGAAGGATGGACGATTCATAACATTGGTGAAGTCGAACGCATCCCCGAAACGATTTACCAGGATGTCAACGCCGTGGCGACAGCCAAGCTGATTGATGCCGCGCTGGAGAAAGTGAGCCAGAAAAGCGATCTATCGAATGAACTGACAATCAAATTCAACGAGGAAGTATTGCGGGAAGTAAGCAATGCCATTAAGGCCCGCGGCTTCCGGTCCACGATGATTCACCGCGGTGAAAGCGTGATCAGGGGTTTCATTGAGGACCCGATCAGCCGGCACATCCAATATATCAATTCCCTGGCCGGCGGGATTTCCAAGGCCAAGGTCGCACGCATGGCCATGAAAGAACTGCTAGGCGAGAAGGTTCAAGGCAAACAGGTCGGCGGGATTAACCCGCTTGATCAGCCGAAAGAGTTTCAAGTCGCCCAGGATTACATACAGGAGCAGTTGAGAAACACCGAACAGATTGACCGGATTATTGGCATAGCTAAGTCTATTGCAACATTCAAGTTTCTTGGGTTTAACGTCCGTAGTTTGGCAGTCAATATGACCGCGATTGTGACCACGGCCCCCGCGGCTATCCATCAATATGTGATGTCGGGGAAAGGGTCGATCAGTCAGATCATCAAGGAACTGGCGGTTGCCGGTAAGGATTACGGGACCGTCATGGCTGGAAAAAAACTCGCCAATGCAGACGAACAGGCCTTCTTGGATGATCTCCATAAAAAGGGCTGGGATGATGCTCAATACACCAGGGAGGCCCTGGGCGAAATATCCAAAACCCATTCCCGAATCTGGTCCAGTATGATGGACGGCTCCATGTATCTCTTTGGTAAGTCTGAACGATGGAACCGAGGGACCACGATGCTGGCCGCCTATCGGTTGGCGCGGAAACAGGGCATGGATCACATTGGCGCATCGGAAGCGGCCAAGGACGCATCAGACAAGGCCCATGGTGTTTACGGCAAAAGCACGATGCCGATGTGGGCGCAGGGGAGCAATCCGGCGGCCAAGGTCGGGCAAATGATGTATGTGTACGGTAAATTCTCTCATAACTATCTGCAAATGCTCTATGACATGGGGCTGAAAAAGCACAATATCAAAGGGGCCATGTTCGCTTTCCTGTCACCGCTGGTCATTGCTGGCGGGGCCGCGCTTCCCTTCAAGGGCGTCCTGTTCGGGATCGCCGCCGTGATTCTCCGCGCCTTGGGTGAAGATCGTGACCCCGAAAAGTGGGTATGGGACATCATCCGAAAGCACCTGGGAGCGGAAGCAGAAATCGCCGGCCGGCATGGAATCACCGGCGCGATGGGCGTGGACATATCAGGATCGCTTTCCATTGGTGTCGGCGTGCCGAAAGGCCTGATGGATTTAAGCGGGGCCATCGGCGGCGTAGCCAATGAGTTTATTGAAGCCGGCGAAAGTCTGAAAAACAAACAGTATGCCAAAGCGGCGGAGCATCTGCTTCCGACAGGCCTTGCCAACCCGATCAAAGCGGCACGGGAAGCCAGGGAGGGCGTTTCAACCAAAAATAACAGGCGCGTGTGGGATGAACAGGGACGGCCCTATGTGCCGGACACAGGAGCGTCGGCGGCGCGGGTCCTGGGTTTCCGGTCAGCTAAACAGGCAGTCTTATCGGAAAGGACCTGGGAGGGCCACCGTCAGCAAGCGGATTTCTCCAAGAAACGGGATGCCATTTACGAAAAATACCGCGCTTTCCTATTGAGTCCGGCAGACAGAAATGCTTACAATGAGATTGTGAGGGCGGTACAGGATTACAACCGCCAAGCCGTTGGGGTTCCAGGGGTATCACCGATAACGAATAAGTCCTTGCGGACGCAAGTGAAACGGATGATGCAACCGACAAGGCGTGAAAGGGAGCTACTCCGAAGTTAGACTAGACGCAAAAGGATAAATTTGCTACAATTCAGTTAAACATAACAGGTACTTTTTAGCCGTTTTAAACGGGAACTATAAGCCTGCAATTCCTTCGGGAGTTGCGGGTTTTTTTATTTCACGAAAGAGAGGATACGACGATGGCACTTGGCACAATTACCGGAGTATTAACAAGGATAGGGAAGGGTTCGATTTGCAAGCTGGTTTTAACGTGTACGGCAGGAGCCGCGGGTGACGCCAACGCCGGTCTATTTCCGGCAACAGTGTTGAATGCCCTGGCCGTGGACGCCGCCGGATCTCTATTCGACATCAGGGGATTAAAACTTTATTCCGTAAAAGCCTATCCGGGAGATACGGCGCCAACCGACGCAACTGATGTAACGATCACCGATGAATATAACATCGATCTCCTTGGCGGAAAAGGAGCGGACCTTGTTGATGCCACAAGCAAGACATGGATCCCGGTCGGCCCCGCAAATTACGCCTTTGCCGCCTTAATCACGGGGAATATTACGGTGAATATTACAAATAACTCCGTCGCCAGCGCCGTAACAACCATAATCATTGAACTTGCCGGAGATTAAAAATGAAGAAAATACTATTTTTTGTTTCAATGCTCCTTGTTTTATTGATCCCTCTCCCGGGAAACTCCGCCGGTTATTACGGCGGAGGAGGGGTTTCAACGGATACGAATTGTGACCAGGCTAAATACCATGGTCTTGGCAGGCTGTGTCAGGACACAGACAATGGTAACCTCTATAAAGGTACCGGTGCCGCGATTGTGGAAATAGCCGCGGGGTCGTCCGGGGATTTTCTTGCTGACGGCACAGTGCCCATGACAGGAATCCTTGATGCTGCCTTGGGAATCTATACCAAAAATGGAGAAACATCACCGGGTTTTGTTGATTTTTTCGAAGACGGTTCAAACGGTTCAAGTTACGCACGGCTTTATGGTCCTGTGAGTTTGGCCGGTAATATTTCATGGACGCTTCCGGGTACTGCACTTGCGAGAGGGTCCTTCTTGATCGGCTCAAGCACGGCGAACACTTTCGGCTGGCTAACCGTCGGGGAAGCAGGAAAGATTATTACAACGGACGGGACCGATCCAGTATGGTCGGCTTATACCATAGCCGCACCCGGATCAGCGGGAGCGGTTCTTTATTCTGATGGAACGAATTGGACACGAAGCGCAACACCCGCATTACAGGCACTTAATCTTACCGGGGCTAATGCGCTGGCTATTGGAACCAGCAGGACCAACGACGGAAAAATCATTATCAGTTCGGGAACAGCCTTAAACGATTACTTGTTTACGATCCAGGCATCAAATTTCGGGGCTGATTTAACATGGACACTTCCGGCGGCTGTGCCAGGTGGAGCAAATTATCTTCTCAACGTGGATGCAGACGGAACGATGGGATATACAGATCCAGCGACTTTTCAACCGGCCGATGCTGACTTGACAACCTACGCTAGTATCACCCCTTCTGCGGACATACAGGCTCTTTTAGCTTCTGCTGACTACGCCACGGCATTAGGGCTTTTGGGTGGTCAATCTCTTAACGACGACCTCACTGCCCTTTCTAGTGGTGGTACGGCTAATTGTATTTGGGGTGAAAAATCAGATGCGTCAGGTATCGAGTGTAAGACTTCCCTTAATCTGCAACTTGACGATTCAGCGGCGCAGTTTAAAAGCGCAACGGATTCCAAAGGCACGTTGAAGTTTGACCAAACAGGGATAACTGACACCAAACTTGTCACGGTTAAATACACAGCAACAGACAGTTACA